GGCACGGAGGACACGCTGCCAAGGGTTGTCGGCGAAAAGGGAGAGGCGGGCGCCGATGGCCCGCCGGGACCTCCCGGAGAGACGGTTGTCGGGCCGCAAGGCGATATGGGGCCTCCAGGACCAGCGGGCGAGAGCATCAAGGGCGATCCCGGCCGGGATGGAGTGGACGGCAAAGACGCCGATCCAGACGTGATCCGGTCGCTGGTCGACGCAGCGGTCGCCGCCTTGCCGCCCCCGCCAGCCGGTGAACGTGGCGAGAAGGGCGAGCGAGGCGATCCCGGCCAGGACCGCAAGGACGCCGACCCAGAGCTGCTTCGCTGGATGGTCAAGGACGCCGTTGCCGAGATAACGGCCTCGCATGTAGGCCCTCCCGGACCGCAAGGGGAGCGTGGCGAGCCGGGCGTCCCGGGCCGTGACGGCAGCGACGCGGACCCAGAGTTTATACGCATGTTGGTGGCCGATGCGGTCGCTAGAGTCCCGACACCGAAGGACGGCGAGCCAGGCCCAGCAGGCGAAGCCGGCCCGCCCGGCCCTCCCGGACCGCCAGGTGAACCAGGCATTGGCGAGCGTGGCCCGGCTGGCATGGACGGCAAGGATGCCGATCCCGAACTCATTCGCTCAATGCTCGCCGAAGCCGTCGGGGCATTGCCGCCGGCACCCGCGGGAGAACCGGGGCCACAGGGTCCCGCCGGCGACCGAGGGCCTGCGGGTCACGACGGCAAAGACGCCGATCCCGAGGTCATCAAGGCGCTAGTCGTCGAGACAGTCGCCACCATCCCACTACCAAAGGACGGCGCCGATGGAGCACCAGGACCGCAGGGACCAATGGGCGATCAAGGGCCCGCCGGCGCTCCGGGTCGTGACGGACAGGACGTCGACCCAGCAGAACTCGCCAGACTGGACGAGCGCATCAGCCACCAGCACGCGTGGATCGCCAGGCTGGATGATCGCATCACCGAGCAACGGGCATGGATCGAAGGAGCCATCACTGACGCAGTCGAACGAGCAACTGCTGGAGCATCTGAGCAAACTAAGCGCCTCGTCTATGAGGCTCTGGCTACTGCTCCCAGCGCTTTCCTGCTCAATGATGCTGGCGAGCTGGTATGCGTGTGTCGCGACGGCACACTTGAAAAATTAGGGTTGGCGCGCGGTGCCGATGGCAAGGATGGCGCCCCCGGGAAGGATGGCGCTGACGGCGCACCAGGTCTCAGCTTCGAGGACATGACGGTAGAGTTCGACGGGCGTCGATCGATAACCTTCCGGTTTGCGCGCGGCGAGCAGGTTTACGAGAAGCGGTTGGAACTGCCCATTCCGCTCTACATGGGCGTGTATAAGGCCGACCAGAAATATTCGGTCGGCGACTGTGTCACCCACGACGGGGCGCTTTGGATGGCGCGCCAGCAGGATCTCAAGAAACCCGGCGACGGCGATAAGAGTGGCTGGCAGCTTGCCGTGAAGAGCTCGAAAAACGGCAAGTCGGCGTTTGAGATCGCGCGCGCCTTGGGTTGGAGAGGCACGTCAGAAAAAGAATGGCTGGCTAGCCTGAAGGGGCCGGAGGGCCGGCCAGGCCCGATGGGACCGCCAGGGCGCGATCGTTCGTGAGTAGCCGTCGTGTTCTTGGTCTATCTGATCGCTGAGCTGACGCTCGTCCAGTTGCACGGCCTCGGTGGCCATCTGATCTACATAAACCCCCATCAAGTGACCAGCATTCGAACGCCGACGAGTTCCACGCATTTCGCCGTTGGGACGAAGTGCCTGTTGTTTATGACCAATCGCAATTTCGTCTCGGTTACTGATAGCTGCGATCAAGTCCGCTACCGGATGATGCATCCCAACACGGTCGACAAATGACGGGCGAGCGCCCGCTATGGTTCCCCGATTGGTCGGGCTATGTGGTCGTTATCGTTGCCTCGGGACCATCAGCCAAGCAGGTCGATCTCAGCGTTCTCGCGCAGAAATCGCGGGTTCGCGTCGTCGCCATCAAGGAGAGCCACCGCCTCTGTAGGCCAGACGCAATTTATGGCTGCGACCGCGCGTGGTGGCACGCCAATCGCGGCCTGCCTGATTATTGCGGCCTCCGTGTTGCCTACGATCCGCTGTTGTCGGAGCAGTATCCGTTCATCCATCTGATCAAGATCGATCTGCACTCGGATGTCGTGCTGCTGGACAAGCCCGGACTGCTCGGTTCCGGCGGCAATAGCGGGTTCCAGGCGCTCAATCTCGCGGTGCAGTTCGGTGCGCGGCAAATCGTGCTGGTCGGGTTCGATATGCACGATAAGTCCGGGCCGCATTGGTATGGTCGCAACGAGTGGATGGGCGCCAGCAATCCGATGGAGAGCAATTTCCACCGCTGGCGACATGCATTCAAACTATCGGCGCCGATCCTCGGAAATCTCGGCATCGACGTGGCAAACGCCACGCGATACAGCGAGATGAGGTCCTTCCGCTTTGTGCCCTCGATCGAGGTCGCGCTGAACGAATGGAAAATTTGACGAGCTGACGACGGCGGTTGCGCGTGTTTCATCCGTCGTCAGGGGAAGCCGCTGCCCCGCAAGGAGGCGGCGGTGGACCCCCTGGGGAATTCAATGGACAAATGCTCGGCGTGGATCGGGTTCGATCCCAGGGAGACGGCTGCGTTTGCGGTGGCGAAATATTCCGCCCGCAAACGTTCCAATCGGATGTTGCCGATCCGCGGCCTTGTCCTCGACCAGATGCGGGACTGTGGACTCTATCGGCGCGAGATCCAGGAACGCCGCGGGCCGGCGGGGACCAAGATCCTGTGGGACCCGATATCGAATGCGCCGATGTCGACGCAGTTTGCCATCTCGCGATTTCTGATTCCATTCCTGCACAAGGATGGCTGGGCGCTGTTCATGGACAGCGACGTTCTGGTCATCGGCAACCTAATGCGCTTGTTCGCAGACCTTGATCCGACGAAGGCGCTCTACTGCGTTAAGCATAAAGAGATGCCCGACGTATCCGGCGTTAAGATGGATGGACAATTGCAGGTTCCGTATCGGCGCAAGCTTTGGTCGTCGGTCGCCATATGGAACTGTGCGCACCCGGCCAACAGGCGGCTGACGCTGGCGATGGTGAACACGCTTCCAGGGCGGGAATTACACCGGTTCTGCTGGCTTGAGGACGATGATATCGGCGAACTTGACCCGGCGTGGAACCACCTGGTTGATATCGATCCGGCGCCTGAAGCCGGACCGATGATCGCGCATTACACATTGGGCACGCCGGATATGGAAGGCCGCGGCACTTGCAGCTACGCCGAGGAATGGTTTGCTGAACTGGCGGAATGGGCCTCCTCGGTTTGCTAAATTAATTTGTTGACATCGCCGCTCGGTTAACTTAACCGGGAATCATCCTGCCACTACAGGATGGGCACAAGCGCGATGCAACACCGATATACACAGCTTCGTCGGCGTCGGTGGCGCTTGCTAAAGGCAACGTGCCCCCTTCCGTTCATCGCGCCAGGGCGTAGTGGGCCGGCGTCGACGGAGGCCACTCATGGCAAAGTCTGTAGCACAGCCGACCGAATATGAAATCCTAGAAATCTCGCGAGGCGAAGTAACTCTCCACATCGTCGGCGAGATGCCGATCATACTTAACCGCATGGCAGAAAAGGCCAAGCGGGACCTGCTGCTCGGTGGCAGGCGAAAGACCGAAGCCGACAAGGCGGCTAATCTGAAACACGACCCAGAGGCGGAATTTCGCGCCAGCGTTTATCGCAATTCGGGGGACCAAGCCCCAACGCGGCTACGCTTCCCGGCTCCCGGCTTCAAGGGCGCAATGAGCACCGCAGCGTTGGATATTCCTGGCGCCAAGAAGTCAGAAGTGGGGCGTCTCGTGTGGGTGGTCGGCACCCACGTCGACCTATACGGCATTCCTGAGCTGAAGATGGATGTCGTTCGGTCGGCGGATATTAACAAGACGCCGGACATTCGCACCCGAGCCATTCTACCGCACTGGGCGTGCAGTGTGACCATCCGCTACATCGAGGGCAAATTGAACACCAAGGCGGTGGTCAACCTGGTGCTTGCATCCGGCCTGATTTCTGGCATCGGCGATTTTCGCCAGGAGAAGGGCAAGGGAAACTACGGCCAGTTCCGCATCTGCGAGCCGAATGACGAAGAATACCGTGAAATCATACGGACTGGTGGCAGGGTGGCGCAGGACGAGGCGCTGCTGAATTATCGCTGCTACGACGAAGAAACGCAGGAATTGCTCGACTGGTATCTCACCGAGATCGTCAGGCTCGGCAAGCGGCCGGCCAACGACGCCAACGGCGGAGATGATGTGGAAGGCGCTGAGGAGACGCCTGCGCCGAAGAAGCGTCGCGCCACTAAGAAGGCAGCTTAATCATGGGCGCCGTTGAACAGGCCCTTGAGGCGATTGCCGCCGCTAATGGCGGCCGGCTTGAACCTGAGGCTGTGGTGGAGGCGGCTCGCGACAGGGAGTCGCCGCTCCACAGTTATTTTACGTGGTCCAATCGTGAAGCAGCGGATAAGCGGCGATTGGATGAGGCGCGGGAGTTAATCCGATCGTTCAAATTGGTTGTAGTCGACCGGTCGGTATCGTTCGAGATCCCGAAATATATCCGTGATCCTGCGGCCGGTCCGCGGGAGCAAGGTTACGTGGCCGTTGCCAGGTTGCGTGGCAAAGAGGATTTGGCTCGTGACGCCTGCGTTACAGAAATCGAAAGGGCGCGAGCGGCTCTCACTCGAGCGTTAAACGTCGCGCATTTTCTTGGTCTCGAGCCAGAGATCCAGGAAACTCTGGATTTAATCCACGTGATCGCTAGGCGAGCTCAGGAAAATCGTCCCGGGGGTCATGCTTAAAGTCCGACGTAGTTAATCGTTAGGCGCGCGCGTCGCCGGTCCAGCAAGCGTTGGGTTGGCGGCGCGGCGTTGAGTGTCATGGATGTCAACGCGTGCGACGGCGGTCATGGGCAGTCGCGGAATGGCGGGGCCGGGCAGGGCGCGTCGAGGCGAGTTGCGGCGGTCAAGTCTCGGCAAGGTGAGATCAGACTTGGCGCGTCTCGGTCAGGCGGTCGCGGGCTGTGAAGGCATGTCTCGGCCAGTCTAGACCTGGCGAGGCCAGGCGGTCGGGGTCGGGCTGGACTTGGTCCGTCTCGGCTAGGCGTGGCAGGTCATGGCGGTCAACGCGCGGCGCGTCTGGTCAAGGCATGGCTGGGCGGGTCATGGCATGGCGGTTACGGGCATGGCGTGGCGAGACGTGTCCTGGCCGGGCCTGGCGGCGCTGGGCGGTTCAGGCGGACATGGTGCGGCGAGTGGCGGCGGTCGTGGATCGGATCGACAGGGCGAGGCCGGGCGTGGCGCGGCCAGCTATGTCAAGGCGGTCGAGAAGCGGTGTGGCTGGGCCGGTCATGGCGGTCAGGTCTAGTCGCGGTTCGGCTGGGACCGGCATGTCTCGGTTCGGCGGGCAGTGCGCGGCTTGGCCTGGCCTGGCGCGTCCAGGCCCGGCGGGTCACGGCGGGTTACGGCGGTTACGGCGGGACTAGGATTGGCCTGGCTTGGCGCGTCTAGTCGAGGCGGTCGCGGAATGCCTGGGCGGGGCGCGGCCGGGCGGTCGTCGCGAGGCCGGTCCTGGAACGGCACGGCCAGTTGCGGCGTGGCGAGTCGTGTCAGGGCGGTCAGGGTATGGCCGGGCTGGTTCAGGCAAGGCACGTCGGGGCCGGGCGGGTCGTGGCGGTCATGGCCCGGCCTGGCGAGGCGGGGCAAGTCGCGGCGGTCGAGTCGCGGGATGGCCGGGATTGTCGCGGTAAGGCGGGTTACGGCGGTCAACGCAGGGCTAGTCGTGGCGAGTCGTGGCTGGGTGTGGCGAAGCAAGTCGAGGCGGTAGAGGTGTGTCCTGCCCTGGCGCGGCGCGGCTTGGCAAGTCTTGGCGGTCATGGCGTGGCGATCCGAGCAATGGCTGGGCTGGGCTTGATGTGGCTAGCGTCGGTAAGGCGGTCAGGGTCTGCGACGGCGTGTCCGGGCCAGGTGTGTCTTGGTTAGGCGGTCATGACTTGGCCAGACCTGGCTGGGTCCGGCAAGGCACGGCCTGGCGAGACGGGGCAGGACTAGGCCGGGCAGGGCCGGTCATGGCGGTCGCGGCTAGGCTTGAACTGGCACGGCCTGTCTGGGCGAGTCGCGGCATTTGGCCGGGCATGGCCAGGCGGGATTTGGCAGGTCTAGGCGGTCAAGGATCGGCGGGCCTGGGCTGGATAAGGCGCAGCGGGTAATGGTTCGGCGGTTAAGGCGAGACTGGGCGAGTCCCGGCCTGGGCCGGGCGTGGTATGGCGGTCGCGGATTGTCGGCGCTTGGAGCGTTGAGGCTGGGCTTGGCTGGTCGCGGCCAGGCGGTGCGGTTAAGTCTCGGATCGGCGGGTCGTGGCGGGGCGGGTCAAGGAGCGGCAGGTTCCGGCGGTCCTGGTTTGACGTGGCAAGTCGTGGCGGGACTGGGCAAGTTTCGGGAAGGCCAGTCCCGGCCTGGCGGTCAAGTCATGGCCGGCCGCGGCGGGGCGAGTCTCGGCGCGTCATGGTCTGGCGGTCCAGTCAGGGCGAGACTAGTCCAGGCGGGTCGCGGCGAGGCATGGCCGGGCGGTCGAGTAAGGGCGCGTTATGTTTTGGTATGGCGAGCCGGGGTAAGTCGTGGCGGTCTCGTCAGGGCCGGGCGCTCCATGGCGCGGCGAGTCAAGTCGAGGCCTGGCGGTCTACGCAGGGCTTGGCTCGGCGGGGCAGGGCGAGTCTTGTCTTGGCGGTCATGGTCTGGCGGGGCAAGCCGGGATCTGGCCGGGCATGGTCTGGCGGTCATGGCTTGGCGAGGACTGGCGAGGCCAGTCGAGGCGGTCGCGGTCCGGCAGGGATAGGCATGGCGCGGCAAGTCGTGTCCGGGCAGGACCTGTCTTGGTCAGGCGGTCAAGTTCTGGTTTGGCGAGACACGGCCTGTCTGGACGGGGCCGGGCGAGTCACGGCGGTCGTGGACAGGCTTGTCAAGGCGAGTCGAGTCGAGGCGGTCACGACTAGGCTGGGATTGGCGTGGCGTGGCTGGACTCGGTGCGGCCGGCTCAGGCTAGGCGGTCGCGGCTCGGCAGCGCCCGGCTGGGCGTGACTGGTCTCGGTGCGGCATGTCCAGGCTAGGCGGTCGCGTTACGGCGGGGCAGGCCTCGGTCTGACGCGTCCAGGCGAGGCCTGTCCGGGCCTGATCTGGCGGTCAGGATCTGGCGGGGCGAGTCTCGGCAGCGCCCGGCTGGGCCTGTTTCGGCATGGCGGTCGTGGATTGCCTAGGCTTGGATCGACGAGGCTTGTCGAGGTCCGGCAGGGCGGGTCTAGGCGGTCGGCGCAAGGCGTGCCTTGGCCCGGTGAGTCGGGGCAGGGCTGGACTGGGCCGGTCATGGCGGTCATCGCTTTGGAGATGCTGCGAGGGTGGTGGTTATGGTCACTGACTATCTCCTGGCCCTCTAGGACCCCCATATGGGCTTAGGCGACTGGTTAATTGCGAGCGCGATTGCCCGCGGGCCGGCGTCCCGAGGAAAGCGCGCCGCATTTGGCGACGGCATAAGATTGTTATGGGACAGCAACGCCGAGCCGATATTTCGCAACAATCCGAATGTCGTCCGTCCAGGTGAACCGCTTAATTCATCTGATGTAGAGTTCGTTCACTACTACAAAGGGAAACGTTGGTATAACCGACCCGTCCAAGGGCGGTGGGAATGGAACTACGATTTTCAAGTGCAGCCCGGCGAACTCTACTTTACGGACGGCGAGCGAGCGACGGTTAATCGGCTAAGTTTGCCGCGTAGCTACATCGTCGTCGAGCCAAACACCAACAAGCTGCTACATCCCAATGCGTCGTATATTATCAACAAGCAATGGCCGCACGACAAATACGGAGAGTTGGCTGAACGATTGATCTCGGATGGACATTGCCTTGTGCAATTCGTGCACTCTAACGGCTATCGCCTGCCTGGCGCACGATTGATCCAAACGCCAAGTTTCCGTTCTGCCGCAGCCATTCTTGAGCGTGCGGCTCTCTATATCGGGGTCGAGGGCGGTCTGCACCATTCAGCCGCCGCGACCGGCATTCCAGCGGTCGTGTTATTTGGCGGTTGGCTCCCGCCGTCGGTGCTCGGCTATGACACGCACATCAATCTGACCGGCGGGGCCACGACATTCTGCGGCCTGTTGCGACCATGCGAGCACTGCCGCGCGGCGATGGACGCTATCAGCGTAGGTGAGGTCTATCAGGCGGCGAAGTCTCTGCTGAGGAGATAATCCATGATCTACACGCTCATTTGGATCTTGGTCCTGATCCTGGTGTTTGGCGTCATCCTCTGGGCGCTGCGGACTTTGATTCCGTTGCCGCATCCGTGGGGCGTTGTGGCGCAGGTCATCGTTGGACTGATCTTTCTGTTGCTGATCCTCAATATCATCTTGCCTTATCCGATGTTTTATTCGCGGGGATTGCCATGACCGATGAGACCGTCCATCGATGGGGCATTCTGCGGCATCGGCCGCTGTTCATGAGCCAAATCGAGGACCATCTGCCGACGGGACACAAGATCATCGCGACGCGGACCGTAGACGGTCAGCACGAGCACCTCATAGAGGGCGAGGATATGCCGTCCGTCGCCGCCGAGCAGGAGCCGCAGCGGGTCGAGATCCTGTTCTGCACTGACGAACCTACGGGGGCGGCTTACTGCTACTGGGCCCACCGACCGCGCCAACGTTGGCTGCTGCCGCCTGGTCTATGGCCCTGCGCGACCGATTGATCGACGACATTCGTCCGCTCGGTTCGCGCCCGACATGCGCGGCGGCGACGATGGATATTCTCGATCGACTGGAGATCCAGGGCATCCAGGGCGACTTCGTCGAATGCGGCGTATGGCGGGGCGCACAGCCGATATTGGCCCGCTCATACATCGAGGCCAGCGGCTACCGGCCGCGCAAATACTGGCTGTTCGACACGTTCTCTGGCATGCCGCAGCCGGGTCAGCACGACGTGACGATTGAGGGACATACCGCGACACATAAGCCGAAGGATTGGCTTGCCGTGCCGCGTGCGCAGGTCGAACATAATTTTGCAATCCGCGGTCTGTTGGACGACGAGCAGATCGTCTTTGTCGAGGGTCGGGTTGAGCAGACGTTATTGGAGCCGCAAAACCTGCCAGAGCGTATCTGCTATCTGCGGCTGGATACCGACTTCTACACCTCCACCGAGATGGCTCTGAAAGTGCTGTATCCGCGCTTGGAGTCTGGTGGCGCTTTGGTAATCGACGATTACGGCTGGTGGCGCGGGGCACAGAAGGCAACCGATGAATATTTCGGCGGGGAACCGGTCATGGAACAGATCGACCGCTCCGCTCGCCTTCTATGGAAGCCGCATGGCTGACGAAAAGCTGCAGCGGCGGGTCCAAGGTTATCCTGGCGTCCGGATGGACGGCATGACTGATCTGCTGCTGCGGGCGCATGGCGCCGCGGTGATGGATGTCGGCTGTAACCGCGGGCATGTCGGCTTTGAGTTCTACTGGAGCGGTGCCCGGCTGGTGCACGGCTGTGACAGCTACAAACCAGGCATTGAGTTCGCGCGGGAGATGTTCATCGATTACAGAAACGTAGAAAGCCAATTCGAGGTTGTAGACCTGACGCAGGGCCCGTCGTCGCTGGCGCCGTTTCGTGGCCAGCGCTACGACATCATGCTCTGTCTTGCGACGATCCATAAGCTACGTCGGGTTATGGCCGCTCCAGCTATCTCCGAACTCATCCGACACCTGGGTAATCGCACGGGCAGCTTCTTTGGCTGGCGTGCAACGTCGGAGAAGTTCGATGAAAATGAGAACGAGATGGCTATGCTCGATGGCGAGCTTCTTGCCGTCGGTCTACAGCGGACCCATACGTCATACATCTCACGCAACCTCGGTGTCGCCGCTATCTGGGAACGGCGACCATGATGCTGACGGTTTGGCCGCGCCGCGCGGGATAATGAACGGGGTGCTAATCTCCCTCGCGTTGTGGGCCTTGATAATCGCTCTCGTGGTAAGGTGTGTGCAATAATGCAACCTCCTCCGATGCAGCAATACGAGCAGGAATTCACCGAATTCCTTGGCATTGTCGCCGAACTTGGCATCCGCAGTTATCTGGAAATTGGCTCCAAATTCGGCGGCTCCCTCTACCGGGTCGGCATGGTGATGCCAGCCGGCTCGGAGTGTGTGGCGGTGGACATGCCGAACGGCACCAAGGCGTGGCCGGAGTCCGAGCGGTCGCTGCGGGCCGTGGCTGATGAGCTAACCCGGCAGGGTCGCCGGTGCTCGCTGATCTGGGGGGACTCGGCCAACCCCGAAATCGTGCAACGCGTGGTGCAGACGCGCCCCGCTTACGACATGGTGTTTATTGACGCAAACCACACGGCGGCTTATGTTCGCAAAGATTGGGAAAATTACGGGAAATTGGCCGAAAAGGCCGTCGTTTTCCACGATATATCCTGGGACCGTGGTCCGGATTGGACACGAGTGCGGATCGAGGTTCCGGCCTTCTGGCGGGATATCAAACAGGGGCATCATTATACTGAATTAAAATACGACCCAACACGCCGGGATAACGGAATCGGCATTCTTTATGTCCGGTAACGTAACAGTCCTGACATTCCTGTGGGGCGCTCGCTACACGACGGAGTATGTCGACCGGCTGGCCGATGCGGTCCGCCGCAACATGGATATTCCCTACCGCATTGTCTGTGCGGTCGACGAGCGGCGCACGTTCAAGACCGACGTGCAACAGGTCATCATGCCGAACCCGGAATTGGCGCAGATCGGCGGTCCAAACGACCGACCAGGGTGTTTGCCGCGTTTGCGGCTGTTCGATCCGCTGTGGCAGCGGCAACTCGGCATCGACCCTGGTGATCGGGTCATGGTGCTCGACCTTGATATCGTCATCGTCGGCAAGCTTTCCGCGCTGTTCAATAGGCCGACCGAATTTACTATTCTGCAGGGCGTGAACTATCACGACGGCAAGTTCAACGGCTCTGTGTGGATGACCACTGGCGGCTACCGACCGGATGTGTGGTCGGATTTCTCGGTGGAAGCCTGCGAAAACGTTCCCAACCACGGCTTTGCCAACGATCAAGCCTGGCTGGAATACAAGCTGGCCGACGTGGCCGGCGCCTATACGCCCGCGGATGATGGCGTGTATGCCATATCCAAGCCGGGATGGCCGAAACAGACGCCGAACGCTCCGCCAAACGCGCGGATCGTGGCGTTTCCCGGATCGCGTGATCCGGCGCAGTTTACGCATCTGCCGTTCGTCAGAAGACACTGGCTCGGCATCGCATGAGACCAATGCCCGCCGACATGCGATACGCCCCGGAGATATTCGATAAGACAAATATCACGGCGGCTAGGGATATCATCCTGCGGCCACAGCCCGGGGTGCCGACCGACACCCGATGGGAGCGCGAGACCGCGTGGATGCTGGAGCGGGTGAGCTTTCCGCAGCCCCCAGGGGTGATTTTCGATATCGGCTGTGGTGTGGGGCGTTTATCCAAGCCATTGGTGGAGCGCGGCCACTACGTTGTTGGCGTCGATGCCAGCGGGCCTATGCGGCAGATGGCGGTGGATTACGTGAACCGTCCGGGTCGCTTCGAATGTCTCCGTCCGGAGGACTTTTTCGTCGCGGTAGAGCGTGGATTGCGCGGGCAGGGGGCGATCACCGCGTGGGTGTTTCAGCACATTCCTGCCGAGCCATTGACCAGACTGGTTCGCACCCTCTGGTCTGGGCTGGACAAGGGCGCCGATTTCTATGCCCTGGAACGGCCGGAGCGATGGATCCCGGTTAAGTGGGTCGACCGGCAGACGTGGTTCGACGATCGGCTGGATGTCGTAGAGCTGTTGCGATCCGAAGGGTTCGCCACCGATGGTGCAACCCAAGAGCCGCCGGTGACCATATGTCGGGCGGGCGCTGAACTGCGTCGGTGGACCAAGTGATCGCGCCGGCCCACACGGTATTTTTCGTCCCATCCAACCTGAAGAAGTTCAAGCTTAATCTATTCAACCGTATCGGCGAACATATCCTGGCGCTCGGTGGCAAGGTGGTGCGCGGCGACGTCGCGCAGCTGAATGCCTATTCAGATCAAGGGCTGATCCCGATCATCGGATGTTCGCCTGAACTGACCGATAGCATCATATCCTGGCGCAACCGCAACCGCGAATTCGTGTATTGGGATCGCGGGTATGCCAGAAGGGTGTTCGCCTCGTGGCTGCCGCGCGGAGAGAATGGCGGTTACTACCGATGGCACCGCAACAGGTTTCAACTGGGTAAGCTGCGCGACGTGCCGGGTGACCGTTGGAAGGCGATGCAGACGCAAGTGGTGCCGTGGCAGAGGGGCGGCGGGCACATCGTCATCGCGGCGCCCACGCCGACCTACGCGCGGTTCCATCGTATCGAGAGTTGGATAAGCGACGTGGGCAACGCCCTGTCCGAGCTCACTGACCGTGAATTGGTCATTCGCTTCAAGCCGACCAAGCGGCCGTTGCAGGAAGATCTACGCGGCGCGCATTGCCTGGTCTCGCACGGATCGATCGCCGCGGTGGAGAGCGTCATATTGGGTTGCCCGGTATTCGTTGATCCGGCATCGGCGGCGGCGTTGGTGGGTCATACTGACCTCAAGCATATCGAGCAGCCAAAGTATCCCGACAGAGATCAGTGGCTGAACTCGCTGGCGTATAGCCATTTCAATGAGGCTGAGTTGGTGGATGGGACGCTATGGCGCCATCTCGCCTGATACTGCCCGTTATCCTGCTATTGTCCTGTGCCGCGGATGCCGCGCCGCAAACCTGCCGTTATGCGTTTAACTACCGCCTCGACGACAGCTGGCAGGAGCGGGGCGGATGGATTGCCAAATCGGGGCAGATCACGGTGGAGACCGACCCCTACCTATTCATACAGGGAGGTTGGGGGATGACGGTCTGCGCCGCTGGCGAGACAAACATCAGGTTCTTCAGCGTTAGTCATTCGCAACCGCACTAGGATTTCGTCGCGGCCAGCATCTTCATCCGTGCCGCGAGGTAGAGTAGATCGCCAGCCGCCGCTACCAATACGGCTTTGTTGCGCCGGCCCTGGGACGCCTCGGTGACGGTGACGATGCAGGAAGCGAGCATCATCAGGATGTCGTGGAAATCGTTCTGGGTGATTTCGCCCTGGACGACCGGTCTCGGCGGCAATTCCGGCGCGGGTTCGGCGACCGCCGGTTTGCCCAAAGTGGCCATGGTAACCCTTACCTTTTGCCGTTCGGGTGCCACGGCACGATTCTGAGTTTTGCCAGCAGTGTCCTTCGCCTCATGGCGTTTGATGTAGTTGTGCACCGCCGGAGCCGAGACCTTATAGGTCTTGGCGATGGAGCGGAAAATCTCGCCCTTTGCTCTGCGGGCGCGGATGGCCGGCCACGCGTCCTCTGGAATTTTCACCACTAACTCCCTCCCAAGAGCAACTCATCTTTTATCCGAAATTCAACCGGGACGCAAAACGACACATGGAGGAATGTGAACCAGCCATGAGCGATGAACCGAAGAGCGATGAACCGAAGAGCGATGAGCCGGAGGCGCCGAGCGACGAGGCCATGGGCGTTCGCGCCACCCTGAACATACGGGATGAAGAAATCCACGTGATACGCCGTCCGGAGAACGCCCATCTCGACCAGAAGCCGGACCAACCGGAGTCGCCGGACCCAGCATGAGACAGCAAGAGATCGAGGACGAAATCTGGCGCTGCATTAACGAGGTTCGGGTTGGCGGTCGCCCGCTGATCGAGCTCGGAAATATCACCGCGTGGTTCGGTCCGTCGCCGGATTTGCTGGACGTCGATCGGGCGAAATATTTCGAGACGACCGGCACGCCTTCGCTCGAACTCTACATCATTCCCGATCAGCACGAGCAACGCTTCGATGTGCACGTGACGCGCATCGGCGAGTGGACGACGTATGAGCGGCTGCAGGAAAAGCTCATTACGGCTGTCGATGCCTACCTCCCGCAGCGCATCTTCGTCGATGGGGATAAATTCTTAAAGACGTATCATGACAACGGACTGGCCGGCCACTACGCGACCTACACGGATATCTGTCAGGAGCTAAAGCCGAAGTCCATCCTGGAGATCGGCGTGCGGGCGGGTTACTCGGCCTGGGCGATGCTGCAAGCCGTTCCCGACGCGAACTACGCCGGCATCGACGCAGACAATGAAACGAATGGCGGGGTCGCCGGGTATTATCTACACGCCAAGGATATGCTGTGTCGGGAATTCCCGGATGCCTCGATCGCCATCGAGCTCGGCGACAGCCAGCGCATGGTATCGCTGGGCCGGCGGTTTGATCTGATCCACATTGACGGGGCGCATAACCACGACCAGGCGCTGCACGACCTGGAATTGTGTGCGCCGCACGCCGACTGGCTCATCATCGACGACACCGCGCAGATTTCCACGGTTCGCACCGCGGTCATCGAGTTCCTCGATACGCACGGTTTCCCGGCGTGGCGCTATGAAACCCGCAACGGCATCGTGCTGATCGATACGCGGTCGGCGAACGGCGATATTCCGGCGCATTATAGCCCGGATGTGTTCGACCAGTGCGACATGGAGGATGCGCGGCGGATCATCCTGCAGGACAACCCCTACAACGGGTTGACCACCGACCACCGATGGGTGGCGGAGACCGACTGGCTGATGTCGCGGATGCTGTTCCCTGACGGTCTGCTGATCGATCTGGGTTGTGGCATCGGGCGGCTTTCGGCGCCGTTGGTGCAGCGCGGTCATCCGGTGCTCGGGGTCGACATCGCCGCACCGATGCGTGCCAACGCCGAGCAGTATGTCGCCGATGGCACGTTCAGCGCGGTCTCGCCGGCGATGTTCCTGACCTTGGCCGAGCATGGCCTGCGGGCGCAGGGAGCGCTCGCGGTGTGGGCGCTGCAGCACATGCTGGCTGATGACCTGGCTCGGATGATCCCGGCGCTGTGGAACGCTCTGGAGCCGGGCGCGCCGCTGTATACGATGGATTGCTTCTACCGCTGTGTCCCTGTCCGCATGGTGGGCAAGTTCGGCTGGCTGCAGGACGGCTACGACGTCGAGGCGCTGATCCGCAGCGAGGGGTTCCAGCTGCACACGACAGAGGAAATGCCGGAGGATATATTCCCGTCTGGCATCGCTTCGCTGAAGCGGTGGATCAGGAAGCGGGACAAGGCATGAGACAAGCGACAGCGCGGGCGACCAACCGGTTGGCCCGAGCAAAATGACCAAGCTCGACCGCATGGCGCTCCACGAGGCGCCACGCGTATCGGAGACGGGCCGCCCGACGATCGAGGTTACGTTGAAGTCAAAGGGCATCGCCCGTGGGACGGCCTCGAACCTGCGAACGGTCAGGGTGCCAATGAGCAATCCGATGCCGAACGTGATCACTTACAAGGGCAAGATATTCGTCCGGGTAAAGCGCGATCAATACGACGAGGCTACGATTTGGCCGATCGTGAAGGATTTGGATTTCTAGCTTCGGCCAGCAGCTTGGCGACAATTTCGTCGTGGCCCTGTTCGGCCTCAGCCCAGGTAGAATAGCGCCGCGGCTCGCCTGACTCGTAATTGTTAAACACCAGCGTCTCGAATATCTGCGGCTCTTCATCGTCTAAGAAGGCGTGATCCATAACGATGAACACCGTCGAGACGAAGATACCGCCTGGTAGCGTCTCCTGCTTCACCACACGGTCCAGACGAGGATCGAATTGCTGCATGCCGCCCTCAGGCGTCAGGCATGGCAGGGCCACCTTGTTCTGGCGGTCCAGCCGATAATACATCGGTCGCAGCGGCCTCCCGGGCATCGCGCACATATCTCACAGGAATAAATAATGCGCAAACCTTGGGCGGCTTGTTTTAGATCCGGAAGCATTGGAGATTCGCTCGTTGCATCTTCCGCCGTCGCCCAGTTAGCCAAGACCCACAACGTCGAAGTGCTGTGCGATGCGCCCTACGGGGCCTTGTGGGAGAATGATCCGCACGTCAGCAAACTGACGGAAATTCCAACCAACACCATCCCGCAGAACCAGGACGAATGGCACAAATGGTTCCGCAGCCACGCCAAGCTCTACGACAAGTTCTACAATCTTAGTCATTCCTGCGAGGCGCTGCTGGCGTTGCAACCGATCCAGTCATGGTTCGATTGGCCCGCCTCAATGCGGCGCAGGCACTGCGGGCATAACTATCTAGAAACCGCGCACGACATCTGCGAAGTGCCGCATATCTTCGACCCGGGTCCGAGGTTCTATCCGACCGATGAGGAAAAGGCCGACGCCAGGCGGGTCAAGCGCACCGTCGGTGAGCGGATGATCGGCATTGTGCTGTCGGGCTCGCGGTTCGACAAGGTATGGCCAATGATGCCGCAGTTCGTCGCCAAGATGCTGCGCGAAATCAAGCTGCCCGTGGTGCTGTTCGGCGGCCCGACGCATGACATCGAGTTATCGAATAGCGTTCTAAAGATGGTCAAGCAGATCAACGGCAACGACGCCGATCTGCATTGCTGCATCAGCAAGGACACCAGAGAGCAGAAGGTCGAGTGGTCGATGCGCCGCAATCTGGCGCAGATACAGGAATGTGACCTGGTGATCACGCCGGATACCGGTCTCGCCTGGGGAGTGGCGATGTCGCCGATGCCGAAGATCGTGCTGCTGTCGCACGCCTCGCCTGAGAACATCACCAAGCATTGGACGAACACCGTCACGTTGCACGCCGAGCAAAAGCGGATCCCGTGTTGGCCCTGCCATCAGCTGCATTCGGAAACCAGCACCTGCACCAAGGCGGCGGACCACAATGCGGCGGCGTGCATCACCGATATCCACGATAGCGTCGTGATGGAGCATGTCGTTCGTCTACTGGCGCATAAGCCGAAGCATGACGCGGTCTTATGGAACGCAAGCGTTGCTCTGTCGGTGCCAGAGCGCGGCGACAATGGCGGTTACCCAGGCCTGCTGCGCGCTGAGTAATCCCGCGCCCTGAGGGGCGCCCACCCATCCTGGAGAGTTTTGTAGCGGAGGAATGGTTCCTCCGCATGTCTTTGCGCGGGGGTCTCAAACAATGACTGGCATTACTACCTTTGCTTCTGTTGCCTTGCTCGACTGGAACTTGGGCGGCACGACGCCGACCCGTCCATCGACCAGAGCGTGCGGTCTGTCGCTTGGCACGCCCAGCTCGGTGTCTGCCTCGGAGATGGCGACCGGCGAGGGGGTAACCCGTCAGCTGTTGACCTACAACTCGGCCATCGCCGCGGGGCAGAGTGCTGCCAATTCGAATGCCTTCACCTTTGGTCCGTTCTCGTCTGCCCGGACCGTGGTCGGCCTATCGATCTGGGATCACGGCACCACGGGCAACGGAAACTTCTGGTGGTATGGGACCCTTGCGACAGCGCGGACTTTGGGCGTGGGCGACAGCTTAGTTTTCAACTCCGCGAGCTTGGTTCACACCCTCACTTAATACACCGGCCATGCCCGGAGAAAGCTTCGACGCGTCCGTGGTCAAGGATACGGTTGAAGCCATACGTGCGTCTAATGCGCAGGCAGCGGCGCTCATCACCCGCCTGTGGGCCGAAGTGCAGCGGCTGTCACACAAGGACTATGTGCCGCCGACGCCGCTGACCAAGGAAGACTTCGAGGGGCCTTTCATGGCAATCCCGAACGTCGATGTGGAGTTCTTTGACCTGTGGCAGGCTGACTGCGGTCACGCCACCGCCGAGCTTGAACTCAAGATCAATCGACGCGGTATTCTGATCAGAACCAAGAAGCCGGTGCTGTTCCAGGCAAAGAGCAGAGTGACGATCTACGGCTATCATGTCTGGATAGGGAGCGACAGGGTAACCAAGCACATCGACAAAATCGAAATCGGCGATGGCGAGACCTATGTCGTGAATTTCTCCTGCCCGATAAAGCTCGGCCGCGACATCGACCACAAACCGAACAAGGATCATGCGCCGGAACCGAACCCGCCTGACGGGCAGAAGCGTGAGAAGATCAGCTAGCGATGTCTGGCTCAAAGTCCATCACCAGCATCACGCTGTCCAACGCGCAACTACCGAGCAATCCCCCGGCCGGGACCGAGGTTGGAACCATTCTGGTAAATACCAGTGATGGCGTGCGGTTCGACGGGACAATTACGTTGAGTGGTCCGTATGCGTCGATGTTTGCCGTCAACGCGATCCGTGACCCATACTCGATCAACTCTATATCCCTGAGCAATGCGGCATTGCCCGCCAATCCAGCGGTTGGCACGCAAATCGGCACGATTGCCGTGGCGATGTCGGATCAGACCGTGTTCGGCGGCACGCTTGCCGTCAACGACAACCGGTTCTCGATTTCCGGCTTCAATCTGTTCACCGCCGCGACTTTGACCAATGGCACGATCTATAATATCAACATCACCGCCACGGACTTTGCCAGCACTAACCAGACGCTATCGGCGCCATTCCAGGTAACAGTGGCTGCCGTTTCTGCGACGCAACCGGGACCGCTAACCGGGCTTTCCTCGCCGGCACAGACATCGACGTCCATCGACGTAATTTGGGCTCCGCCGACGACCGGAGGGGCGCTCAATTCTGGCGTGCACCAAATCCAATATAAGACCGCCGCATCCCCCACATATCTTAATGCGCAGGCGGTGCCTTACTGCACGTCAGGCTCCGGCTCCGTGGTCGATGCGACGGGGGTTACCTGGACGATCGATGCGCAAAACCATCCGGTCGGCAATGGCAGCTTTGTAGACACGGCGTCGGCCGTCATTAACTGCTACTTCAGCCGCGGTTTGTTGTGGGCCCAAGACCTGTTCAGTGTGTGGTATCGCTCGCCTGGAGGAATTCCTCCGACGTGGACGCGGGATGATGTCGCGACGCCATTCGCAATGACGATTCCGGGGTTAACTGCGGGAACGACGTATAACATTCGTGGCTTCGCGACCAACACCGCTGGCCCCGGGACGGTCAGTGCGGCCTTCAACGCCGCTACGCAGGGCGGGGTTGTGCCTGGTCTCCCTGGAGCGCCTACCTCTTTGCGCCAAATCAGTGTGGCGACAAATTCTGCGGTGGTGGCATGGGGTCCGCCCATTTCCGGCGGTGCGCTTGATCGCGGCAAATATCAGGTGCAATACACGCTGACCGGCACATTCTCGGACAACGGACCCTCGACGCCATACTGCACTCCGCTCTCCGGCACCGTCACCGACCGCTTCAACAATGTATGGTCGATCATAGCGGATAGCGGCGGCAACCCCAATGCGGTCATGGTGAATGGAGTTTATACCAACGGTTTCAACGCGACCAATGTCATCATGGTCAACGATGTCATCTGGCACGTCAACACATCCGCTGAATGGTATGGCTTCGCGCCAACCGGTGCTATCGGCGGCGGCGGCGGCAATGTGGCTTGGTCTGGACCGACAAGCACGCCGCTCGACTCAGTGAATGTGCCAAATCTAACGACCGGGTCCAATTACTCGCTACGTGTCTATGCGACGAACAGTGTGGGATCGAGCACGCCAACTGCGGCGATACAGGTCAGGCCAGTGGCGGCGCCGCCACCAAGCGGTAACGTCCCAGCGCCAGCTGCCGCGGTCGGGTTTAACACGCGCACGCTTGGGCCGAACGTCACTCTTGGGTCGAATTGGTTCCAGAGCGTGGGCGGATCATCGCAAAACTCCGATGGGTCGGTGCGCATCTTCGGCAATTCGACTTACCATTTCAACGACCATATCAGCGCCTGCAGTCCTGGCAATCCATTCCGCGGCGTAGCATTTGGCGGCGGCGGCTACTTCGAAGTCGATATGGCGATTTCGGGAACGATTACCGGGTGGTGCGTGCCAAATACCGAGGGAGGCCCCGCAAGTTGCACAGGCTGGCCGGCGTGGTGGTGTAGCAATGCATACGGGACTTATAGCGCATTGCCCAACACGATGCCGGATGCCCAGGGCATCGAGTATGACGCCGCGGAGTTTCTTGATGCTTCGAGCCGGAACTTTTCTGCCGGGATTATCCTGTGGTCCGGCGACGGTCGTTTGCTGAACAACAGCCAAGTGGGCCAAGGGAACGGCTTTAGCGGCCCAGTGGGATTTAACTTTGCGGCGCGGCACAAATACGCCTGGTTGTGGGTGCCTGCCACCAACACGACGCAAGGCTACATCAAGAACTACATGGATGGCGTTCAGTTCGGCCTGACCTATACCTGGAATAAATATGTGGAAGGTAGAAATTGGCAGCAGTCGGCGGACAATGATCCGTGGGCTGTCATGGACAAGAGCATTCAGAAACTCATGATAGGCTGCGGAACTAATAACAACATCACCGTCTATACAGTCACTGTCTGGCAAGCAAACGACAGTGGCAACTTCCGCGTCGGCACCCCGCTTCCGCCGTGAGCCATACCTATAAACTGGTCATCACCACGGGAGCGGCGCTTCCCGCATCCTATCCTCTTACGCTAACAGCAACATGGACCGGTTATACATCGCTGACCGCGACGATTCCGATTACGATCGCGACGGCGCCGGTCGAGCCCGCCGCGGATCAGGTGCGGTCGATCATTGAACTGCTGACAGTTATCTGGCGCGATGGCCAACCGCCCCGCTCGCTGACCTCGCAGGACGTGCGCGACACCATACTTTCTCTGGCGTTGCAAACCAGTGACTTTACCCGACTACCGACGACGACGTCAGGTTTGCCGACTGGGCGGGCGTATGTGGACCCGATCAGCGGCGTGGTTAAGGTGAACATCTGATAGGTGGGTCATGGCGACGAACCGGAGCATCAGTGACCTGCTGTTTCTGTTCCGCGACGGCCAGGCACGCCAGACCGTCAGTCCGGTGCCGTGGCAGGACATGATCCAGTCGCTGCACCCCAAGACCGGGCAGTTTTTCGATTTGCCTAACACGCCCGGCGGTCTCGCGCGCGGCCGGTTATGGCAGAACAACGGCGTCGTCCAGATGTCGGCGGGCGGTGGCCCGATATCGAGCAATGCTCTGCTCACGGCGCGGGGGGCTGGCAGCATAACGGCGACCCCCAGGCAGCGCATGCGCGCGTCGCGCACCATTGCCGGCACCGGCTCGTTCCGAGCGTCGGCCAACGTTATCTCGGTCCCGGTCGGCCCAGCGCCGGTATTCACCGACAACTTCAATTCGCATGATGCGAACAAATGGGCATATGATAGCTTCGACGAGGGTGGCGACGCATTCTGGTCGGATGATCCAGCGCTTACACCGCAGATCTACACCTTTACTGGCGGGCGACTAAACCTCAACATCATCAACGCGCCGTCTGGTGGGAAGTCACTCACCAGCGGGATGACAGATACATTCAATGCGCCTAACAATTTCTCGCGATACCAAGGCTACGTGGAAATAGCTATCGCCGTCGACCGCTATCCTGGACTGTTCTTTGAGATCGCTTGGATAACACCCCCACCATTCGCATGGTCGGCCATTTGTCCCGTTCGTATCTGGACCGACGGTGGAAACGTGCAGCTCGTCCAGCAGTTCGCGTATGACGCGCCAATAGATGCCAGTTATGATAGCAATGGGGGATGGGATGCCAGCACGCAGCATGCCTACGGGATAGAATGGACGCCATCGGCTATTCGTCTCTATCGCGACCGGCAACAGGTTGGCAATTATGGTAATCCGGGCGGCCCATACTCAGATGGGGTGGCGCGCTATCTGAAAATGTATTGCCAGACCAACTTTGGTCCTAGCGACGTAACGGTCAATCCGGCGGGTCTGCCAAAGGGTGCTCACATCGACTCGATAAACATGTGGGCGTCTCGTCCGTTCTAAATGGTCGATACGGTCCGCACGGTCGACGAGTTGCTCAACTCGCTATTTGCGTCCGGCCAGCTGCCGGGCTCGATCAACGAGCAAGATGTGCGGGACATGATCGTTTCCATCTCGCTAGAGACGACCGACCTTTCCAGTCTGCCGCGAGCACCTGATGGACTGCCGGTGGGTAGTCTGTGGGTCGACAATTCCGCGACTTTGCGGGTCGTCACCACCTTCATCCCGGCCAACATCGTGGCCTTCGTCAGTATGCGCGGCTCGGGTAGTGTGTTTGCCCAGGGGCTGAAGCCTGGGGCGCAGGTATGGCCCGCATCGGCCGTGCTCAATGGTCAGGGCACGCCGACGTTCAACGGCACTTTGCGGCCATCCAACCAGGCCAGCGGCCAGCCCGCCGGGGTAGGCAATCTTATTGCGACCCCCATGATAAGCCGGGCGAATGTGGTCGGCCTGGTTGGTGTCGGTGGATTCGCTGCCGTCGCGCGGCAACGCATGCGCGCATCGCGGACCATCGGTGGTGTTGGCAGTCTCATAGCGAACGCGACACGCACCAGCAGCAGTCCAAAGGCGTGGGCGGCGAACCCGCATATTGAATTGCTGAACGCAGCCCTGACTGCGCGGAACGACTACGCTTACGATTTAGGTGGCGGGTTCCAAGCTGGGACGACGGTCAATGCCTTCAAGACATCTGGCAAATGGTATGTCGAGTTGGCGTTCGGCGCTCGCTCTGGCGAGACACGATACGGCATAGCGAACCCGTCCTGGGACACCGAGACGATACTTGGCGAAGGCACGACCAACTGGGGTGTCTCTGACGTCTGGGATGGCACTGGCATCGATTACTATGACGGCGGGACGATCTTCGACTGGCACGCGATGGCCCCACCGCAGGAAGACGGCGTGGTGTCCGTCGCCTTGGACTGCGACAATTGGAAATGGTGGAACCGCCTGAATGGCGGTGACTGGGCGCCATGGAATGGCGCGGAGCAGAATCCGGCGACGGCGACCGGCGGGATGGATATTCCGACCGGGTTGCGATCGGGCGGTCTATCGATCGCCTGTTGCATGGATCACGGCGAGGACTCTGTTGATCTACTGCCGACGGCGGCTCAGTGGATTTACTCGCCACCCTCCGGTTTTGTGGCGATGTAGGGGGAGGCGATGGCACGCCAGATTATCATTCTTGAGCAGCCGGGGCTGCCTAGCGATCTTCGCTACCATGTCGCGTTCTGGCTCAGCGTTCCAGCGGAGCGGCAGCAGTATGTCGCCAACCCGGACGCCACGTCGCGGGTCAAGGATGCCACCACGGGCGAGCTAACGGCGCTACGGGACGGATCGGTGGTGGAGTTCATGCATGAGGCGATTTATCCGCTCAACACGCCGATCAGCGTGATCGGAAATGACCTCGTAGCGCGATACAATGAAACGCAGGCGCAAGTGAACGCCAACAACCCGTGGAACCGCTACGGCACGTTCTATGACGGGAACTCCTGGACACTGAAGTCGGTGCCATAAGATGGCTGTTCAAAAGATCACATATGGCACCAGCACGTCGATTACGTGCACGCTGGCCTCGTTGGCCTCATCATCATCGGCTGGGCGCAGCTGCGCTGCGGTTGATAATGGCACCGACCTGTTCGATGATGCGCTGCTTACCGTTGGGGTGAGGACCAGCGCAACGACGCTTGCCAACGACAAGGCATGTTACATCTACATATTCGGCTCGGAAGACGGCACCAACTACGGCGCATCATCGAGTGAAGCTGTGGGCACGAATGTCGCGGTGACACTCTCTGCGCCTTCAAACATGCGCGGCCCGTTTGTCATATCGTGTCCGGCAATATCAACGACATATCGTGCTGTTATCTCGGTCGCGAGCTTCTTTGGTGGCGTGTTGCCGCGCAAGTGGGGTTTTGTGCTACAGAACTTCACCGGACAAGCGCTTGATGCCACGGAGGGCAATCATCAGAAGACTTACACCGGCATCACCTATACGATTGCCTAATCCTTGTTTGGCATCAGGGCCACTAAATTACAGGTCGCTGTCGATCCTGGCGCCGTTAGCATAAATTGGGCTGACAGTCTCACCAGCTCACTGCTGCATTGGTTTCCGCTTAACGAACAGGCCGGAACCAAACTGGTAGACGCGTGCGGTCGTGCCGCGGCGGCGAACACCTGGACCGGCACGATTACTCGCACCGGTTCCAAGTTCGGTCGTGCGCTAGAGTTTGCCAATAATTCCTCGTCCAACAGGATTGATACTGGCTACGCGGTTAAGCTGCCGCTCAATGCGCTGACCGTCGCGGCTTGGGTGCGTCCGCAAATCATTTCGGGGCATTGGACCTTTCCTGTCAGCGCGTGGTCTGGCACGGCGGCCAATGAACAATTCGCCCTTACGTTCGGCGATAATGTCGATGGTGCGCCAAAATTTGCCATAGCCAATGCTAGCGGCACCGCATTCCTAACGAGTGACGGCGCCACCTCCATGGTCAGTGGCGTTTGGTATCATCTCCTTGGGGTGTTCGACGGCGCCACCGTCGCCATTTACCTCAACGGCATACTCAGTGCTAGTGCGGCCGCAGTCACCACGATCAACAACGCCACGCAAACCACGCTAACGTTAGGTGATAGCGCCCTTGCCAATGCGTTTTACGCTGGCGGCCTCGCGCATGTTGGTATTTGGAATCGCGCACTCAAACTTGAGGAAATCCGCCGGCTCTACAGTGATCCTCTAGCACCGCTGTGGCTGCCTGGCTGGCCGGCAGGGGCGGCCGCCGGTGGCGTGGCGCAGAACGGTTCGGCGACTTTTGCTGGCGTCGGTAGCCTCGTCGCCAACGGCACGCATGCGCCAGCGGGACAAGCGACCTTCCCAGGCGCCGGCTCACTCAACGCCAACGCCACCCACACACCATCGGCGTCGGCGACATTCGCGGGAGCGGGCGGGGTCATCGCGGCGCCGGCGCAGATCGATATCGCCACTGCCACATTCGCGGGTGTCGGCAACGTTATCGCAACGCCAGTGCAACTCGATGTTGCTACCGCTGCGCTCCCTGGCGCGGGAAGTCTCACGGCGAGCGCCTCGCACACGCCATCGGCCAGCGCGATATTCGCGGGCGTTGGCACCATTACCGGCACACCGGTGCAATGGTGGCAGGCGGTCGCCACGGTCGGTGGCGCCGGATCGCTGACTGCAAACGCCACGCACACCCCGTCCGGCAGCGCGACCTTTGCTGGTAGTGGCGGTTTCGTGGCCGATGCGGCGACGGCCGGGCTTGTCTCCGGGGCAGCGACCATAGCGGGCGCCGGCTCGCTCACCGCCAACGCCACGCACACTCCCACGGGGTCTGCGACGTTCGCGGGATCCGGTTCGCTGACGGCGGCGCCGGCGCAGATCCAGCTTGGGAGTGCAACCCTCCCGGGCGTTGGCAATATCGTCGGTCTCGGGACGCATACGCCGTCAGGTGCGGTGACGATCAACGGCGTCGGCCAGATCATCGCCACGCCGGTCATGGCGCAACTGGCCGCGTCGAGCATTGCCGGTGCCGGTTCGTTAACCGCCGACGCCACACATACGCCAGCAGGTGCGGCGACATTTGCCGGTGCTGGCAGTCTGATCGCGACGACAACGCTGACGGTGAGCGGCGCGGCTACGCTGAACGGCGTCGGGGCAATTGCAGCGGAGTCGGCGACTGCGGGTGTCGCGTCAGGAGCCGCGAGCCTCAACGGGCTCGGTCAGCTAGCCGCCACGCCGACCCAGTTGATGGCTGGCGCGGCTACGTTCCCGGGGATTGGCGCATTGCTGGCGGACGGTGCACGCACCACTCCAGCGATAGCGTCGCTGCCTGGTGTCGGCAGTCTGATCGCCAGCGCGGTCGAACTGGCGCTGGCGAATGCCACAGCGGCTGGCGCTGGCACACTCACCGCGGACGGCGCGCGGGTCGTCCCAGCGACGGCTTTGCTGGGGGGTGTTGGCAGCCTGACGGCAGAAGCGGCAACCGCTGGCGTTGCCGTTGGTGCGGCGACACTGGCTGGTGTGGGCACTCTGACGGCCTCGCCGGTTGCCGTCTTAGCCGCGAGCGCGACGCTGACCGGCTCTGGCGTGGACTCTGCTGACGCGACCCACACGTCTCAGGGGCAAGCGGTCTTCTCCGGTGCTGGCTCGTTGGTTGCCGATGGCTGGCATAGTGTCACTGGTGTGGCGACATTTGCGGGCGCCGGCTCGCTGTCGGCGCAATCCTTCGCCGCTGGCGTGCAGCCCGGCAGCGCCACGTTCGCCGGCACAGGCAGCCTAACGGTAGGCCAGACCGCGCAATTCGACGTCGCAACCGCCACCCTCCCCGGTGCCGGTTCGCTGGTTTCCGATGGCGGCCGATTGGTGTTCGCCTCTGCCACTTTCGCGGGCGCGGCGTCGTTCGTCGCTGATGGTGGCGCCGCCGATATCGCCTCTGCCACCCTGATCGGCGCGGCATCGCTTACCGTGGCGCAGCCCAGTGTCACGGCGCGAGCAGACGCCACACTGGCTGGATCTGGCACCGTCGTGGGCGTCGGCATTCCGTGCCAGTTCGGCGATGCGACATTCGCCGGCGTCGGCAATCTTTTCGCCAACCCAGTAGCGTTTGCTGGCGGCGTCACCACAACGGTCGGTGGTGCTGGTTCGCTTTCGGCGACCGCGGTGGTCGTTCGTTCCGCCGCGGCGCAGCTGGCGGGTAATGGCGCAGCAATTGGCGCTTCAATCCAGCGACAGTCGGCATCGGCGGTCATCGCGGGTGATGGCACGATCTCCGTGCCGGTCATCAACCAGATCTGGACCGGTGCTGCCGGGCTAAACGGCGCAGGCGTTGTTGACGGGCATCCCAGTTTCCTGCCGTCTGCCACGCGGACCGATTTTGGCGGCTCCGGGACGCTGGTTGCCACGGCTCATGTGGCGCCGCCGGGATTGCCTTGGAACAGCTACGAGATGGGATTTGCCGAACCCAGGCCACCGGGCGGCACGGCAACAGGATTGCCGCGACGCTACAGCGGATTAGCGAAGGTCTGAGTAATGCTCCCCCCGGCCAGCACAGCATCGGGTTCCGGCGCCACTTCGGTCACGGTAAATCAGCCCGGTGGCGGCTGGACCACGGGCAATCTCCTAATCGCCATCGTATCGGTATACGACACCACTGCTGCAACCATTACACCGCCGAGCGGCTGGACTACGCTGCAAACCGGAACGGCATCGTCTCCGTTCTTTGAGAGTGGCGGCGCTTACTCCATACAATTAAGTGGATCGGTCCCTTCAAGTTATACCTTCAACTTCTCTAACGGCACTTTTTCATCGGTTGTCATAGCGGAGTATTCGAGCACCCCGGGTGTCGATACATCAGCTGTCAATACCTCCGGTTCCGGTGGTCAGTCTGGAACGGCATCCTGGCCGGCCATAACGACCGCAGCAAACAGCGAAGATGTAATTCTTGGGCTTGCTGTTAACCTCTCTAATGTCGGCTCTCCGCCAGCCGGGTATACACAAGAGGTTGTCGCATCGGGCGCCAGTGGTGGCATATCCGTAATCTTTGACAAAGTGCAGGCTACGGCGGGGTCCACTGGATCGCCGAGCGCTATCCTTGGAACCGCCAGCAATTGGGTCACTTTCACCATAGCGTTGCGGCCGTCTGGCGGCGGTGGTGGGACTGCCTCCGGCGCGGCGACCGAGGCGGGCGCTGGCACACTCACCGCGGCTCCGGTCGCCAGGCTTCTGGGCGCTGCGACCGAGGCCGGTGCAGGGACGCTGGCCGGATCCCCTGTCGCCTACCGGCTTGCGTCGGCAGTTCTAGGCGGCGCCGGAAATCTGCAGTCTCAAGGAGCGCATACCCCGCAGGGCAGCGGACTGTTTCCAGGCGCTGGCTCACTTGTGAGCAATGCTGCCACCGTTGGTGTTGCCAGTGGCTCGGCGACGCTGCCTGGTGCTGGCTCGCTCACCGTCGCTGCCGCGGTCCTGGCCAACGCGACCGCGTCCTTCAGCGGCATCGGCACGCTAACCGCGACCGGCTCGCACACACCGCAGGCCACCGCGATTTTCGGCGGTGCCGGTAGTGTCACGGCGAATGCGCAGCACACCCCACAAGCAGCCGCGACATTCCCCGGAGCCGCCGCTTTGGTCGCAGAGGCGGCGACGGCCGGGGTTGCCAGCGGCTCGGGGCTGCTGGCAGGCGGTGGCACGCTAATTACGTCGGCGCAGCTTCTGGTCAACGGCACGACGAGCCTTGCGGCTTCTGGCTCTCTTACGGCAACCGCCGCTGTCCAGATAACCGCGAGCGCGACTTTCATCGGGGTTGGCGGGGATTCTGTTGACGCCGCGCATACGCCTCTTGGTCAGGCAATGTTTGCTGGCAGCGGCTCTATCACTGGCGCTGGCCAGCATCTGGTAACGGGATCAGCGACATTTCCTGGTGTCGGTAGCTTAGCGGCGGAAGCGGCCACCGCGGGGGTTGCCAGCGGCTCGGCAAGCCTGCCAGGAACGGCTTCGGTGGCTACCTCCGCGGCAGTCGCGGCGGCCACGACGGCGGCGCTGACAGGCTCTGGGTCATTCGTCGCGAGTGGCGAGCACACACCCTCCGCAACGGCTGCGCTAACTGGCACGGGCGCGCTTACCGCGAGTGCCGTCCGGGCTCAATCGGCCACAGCGTTGTTCTCCGGTGCAGGCTCGCTTGCAGCTGAGAGTGCGACCACAGGGGTTGCCAGCGGTTCAGCCAAGATCAACGGCACCGGCAGCCTTACCGCAACGCCTCTTCAACTCGATGGCGCGAGCGCCACACTGTCCGGCACGGCCTCGCTTCAGGCCGATGCTGGGCGAGTGACATTCGCCACCGCGACATTCGCCGGAGCCGGTGGCATCGCGGTCGTAAGCTCGGGCTCCACCGCTGGGTCCGCAATATTGACCGGGTCTGGCGCATTAACCACCGGGCCGCTCAACACGCTTGTGGTGGCACAAGCGGCGCTTGGCGGTGTCGGGACACTGACTGGCGTCGGTATCCCGGCGCAGTTCGCCGACACTTTTCTTAACGGTTCTGGGTCTTTTGCCGCCGCAGCGCAGCCTGCCCGCATCTCGGGGGCGGCAATTGCTGGCGCGGGCACGCTTACCGCCAACACCGTCGTCATACGCGCCGCGTCGGCGACATTGAATGGTTCCGGCGGCCAGATAGACGCACTGGTTCAGCTGCAGGTCGGCACGGCCGATTTCGCGGGCCAAGGGGAAGCGACCGGATCTCCGGCACAGGTGTGGCTAGGTGCCAGTGAAATCGATGGCGCTGGCGCGCTGATCGCACGGCCTGGCTTTATCCCATCGGGCACTCGTGCCGATTTCGGCGGCAGCGGCAACCTATACGCTTTGGCAGAAATAGTGCCACCCAGCCTCGCGCATTATCGCCCTGGAGGAGCCGCCTCCGAGCGGCCACCCGGTGGCGTGGCTGATGGCGGTGGCCGCCGCTACGACGGCTTAAATGTCGGAGGAGCCCGACGAGACTCTGCCGCTACATAGGAGTTCGCCTAGGCATGTATTCCGGCATACTCGAAATCATCGATGTGGCTGACACAATAGACCTGACCGTTTTGGCTACCGCAAAAGAAGAACTAGGCATTACAGACAATTCGCAGGACGCCAAGCTAACGCGCTGGATCCATGAGGCGAGCGGTGCAATCAACTCCTACGTTGACCGCATCCTTGCGCGGGAAACTGTCCGCGAAACCTTCGTCACGGACGCCACAGGTTTCCTCGGTCCTTTGCCGCTCCGTCGCTATCCTGTGGCGTTCATCGACAGCTTATCGATGGGCGGCCAGCCGCAGGCCGCAGGCACCTACCGCTTCGATATGTTCAAGGGCCTACTTTATTTGAACTTTGGCCGCTGGGTTGGCGAAGTCGTCGTGCAATATCAGGCCGGATATCAGTTGCTCGGTGAACTGCCATACGATCTCGAGCGTGCCTGCCTTCTGTTGCTGCAATGGCGGCAGTCGAGTTCCGGTTCGTCCGGCCGTGATCCAATGATCCGCAGTGAAAATGTGCCGGGTGTCTACGAGGTGCAGTATTGGGTAGGCAGCGTGCCAGGAGGTTCGTCCACCACGCTTCCCGCGGACGTGACTACCTTATTGGCGCCATACAAGGACGTCGGTGTGTGACGCCGGAAGACTACCATCGCCTTGAGGCGGTGGACTTCGCCATCGCCAACTCCAAGTCGCTCGATGAACTCGTCGGGTATTTAGAAACTGTGGCGCCGGACATGGCGGCTTCCATTGAGGGTAAGTCCCTGATGTCTGCGCGCAGCCCACTTGGCGTGTTGCTGTTTTATGTCCTCGGCGAGTTGTTGGCGTATTCGCTGCAATTGGGGTTCGAGGCGACCGCAGGCTTGGTTGGAATATTCGTGCTAGTCGGCGCCTACGTGATGCGTATTGCGACACGGACGCCGATCACCGGTCTGTTCCGCACGCGCCAGGTCTGAAAAAGCACCGGGGCGGATTCCTGACGGCAAGCCCCGGTGAGTTAGTCAACAACAGAAACGCTCTCTCAGGTGAGGGCGCGGATTTATTATACGAAATATCCACAGGAAGGCAATAATGAATGCTGATGGCTTCTTGCGGATTGTCTCCGGCCGGATGGGGCCGATCCAGACGATCACCCTGCGGCGGCGCAATGCGCCCGACGTCGTAATTCCCGCCTCGGTGCAAATTGGTGGCACCTCCGTGGTCGTTGGCGATGTGCAGCAGACGGCGGATAAGATAATGTGCACCGACCGCGAACTGAAAACCGCCTGGGCTGACGAGCCGAAGCACGGCGACCAGGTGATCTACAGCAACGGTCGCACGACCATGGTGCAGGGGCGCGCCGAGCCGGTGCAATTCGACGCCGATCGTGTGTTCATCCTACGCTGCTCTGGCGGATGATATGCACTGGTTCTCGGCCACTGCACGCTGGACCGCAGAGCAGCTTGGCCACGCCTACTCGTTCATTGCCGCGCTGCTGTTTGTAATCGTCTGGGCCATCAGTGGACCGTTCTTCCACTGGTCAGACACCTGGCAACTGATCGCCAACACTGCGACGACGATCATCACCTTCCTTATGGTGTTCCTGCTTCAGCATACTCAGAACCGGGACACCATAGCCATGCAGATCAAGATGGATGAACTAATACTTTCGACCAGAGAGGCATCGAACAACCTGGTGCGGATTGAGGATCTGACCGAAAGCGAACTGCGCACCCTGCGCGAGCGTAGGGCGGGCAGGCCGTGAGTCCGGAAGTCTGGCTGGACGCGAAGGCGGTCATTGATGCCACGTTGACTGGACTTGCCAGCAATTCGCCACCGGTCATCATCTTTCCTGAATATCCGAACGAACTGTTCGAGCCACCAGAGCCGATACAGACGTGGCTTTCCATCGACATCGGCGGAGATGTCGCAGAGCCGATAGAACTTGGCGGTAAGACATGGGAAGAGACCGGCGCAATATGGTTGCATCTGATGCTACCGATCGGCGACGGAATTGAAAATGGATTGACCTGGCGCAAGGCATTCTCTGTTGCGTTTCGTGCCGCCATACCAACGGTGCAAGGCTTGTATTATCGCGACCAGTCATTCGATCCGCTCGGTGCGGAAGACGGCGTATGGCGAAGATTGAGTCTGATAATTCGTTATGAATTTAATGACATACTGATAACCGCTTAGGCCCCTTCCTGGGGCCTTTTCTTTAACGCACCCCCGGCAAATGGAGATCCCGCATGAGTGGAACACGCTCGGCACAGGTGCCGACGAAGGACGAATTCGACGCGCTCGCCGCCAAGGTCGACAAGAACACTGCCGACATCGCGTCGCTCAATACGCGGGTGACCAAGCTCGAGGGTGGCGGTGGCAATTCCCCGTCGAACAAAGTCCCATCGGCTGACGGCACCACGGTCACCAGCACGAGCGGGCAGATCGTCGACGGTGACCTGCGCACGTTCAAGCTGACCGGAGCTGCAGGCAATTACGTCATCGACGTGGATGGCGTAAAGACCGGCGGCGGCGTGGTTCGTCTCTATGCCAAGAGCCGCCTCTGCTACCAGGAGAACTCCCACCATAATTGGTGGTATTTGCCGCTAGGGTGTGGCACCGCTCACGACGACAAGTGGATCCAGTGCCCGAACCCGACCGGTGAGCAGCCGCCTATTCCACCGCAGCCAAGCGGCGTTCCGCCGATGGCCGCCGAGGTCGGCTACAACAAGCGGACCCATGGCCCCCATGTGACCCTCGGGCAGAACTGGTTCGCGGTCCCGGGGGCCTCAAATGGCGTCCGACAAAATTCCGATGGTTCGGTCACCGATCTGGGCCCGATCAACGGCGGCAACTGGCACTATAATTTCCATTTCGGCACTGAACGTGATGCTGGAGGCGGCAATTTCGGTGGCGTGGCGTTTGGCGGCGGCGGGTATTTTGAGATCGTCATGTCGATCCAGGGCAACATCAAGGGGTGGTGCACTCCTGGACAGGGCGACTGCAACGGCTGGCCGGCGTGGTGGTTCGACGCCCTAGAGGGCGCTTACAAGGACTTTCCTAATCCGCCGTGCAATCCGATGCAGCACATTGAATACGACGCCGCGGAATTCCTGCCAGCGTCCAATCGCGATTATTCGGCGGGTATTATCCACTGGTCCGATGCGAACAGTCCGCCGGACAGGTTTAATAATAATGCGACAGGCCAGGACTCGAACGTGCATATCGCTAACCAGACCGACTTTTCCGGCAGGAACAAATTCGGCTGGCTATGGGTCCCGGCGACGAGCACGACACAGGGATATTGCAAGCAATATTACAACGATAAGCAGGTAGGCGCGACATATACGTGGACGCCTTACACAAGCGGCAGCAAGCCCGGTGATCCCGGCTGCCCTCCTTGGTCGGTGCTCGACATGCAGCATTGCCGGATGATGGTCGGAACGTGCACGCAGAATCCGCTGACGGTCTACGCCTGCTCCGTCTGGCAGAAGGACGACAGCAAGAACGTTCGCCGTGGCACTCCGCTGCCGGCATGACGTAGACTGCGCGCCTATGGCGGTGTAGTAAGCTAAGGCGCGAACGTGATTGGCTGCAAACCATAGGCCCCATCTGGGGCCTTTTCTTTGTCTATCTCCTGGAACCCAAAGTCCTGAAAAGCCGCGTCGCCGACGGCTCATTCGGCAACCTCTCAACAGCTAGGAGACTGGTGCCATGCCGGCGACCACTGGGTATAGCGCGGCCTTTGAGACCAACAACTCAGCGCTTGCATACAACGTAGAGTCGGTCTGGGGCGTCCCGCAGGGACAGTTTCAGTATATACGTTACCAGAGCACGACGCTCGCCGGTCAGCGCACGACGCAGCGTCCGTCGGAAATCACCGCCACCCGTGAAGCCGCCCAGTCGGTTACAACGCAGGTTGCGGCGCAGGGCACCGTCAACTACGCGTTCTCGGCGACCACGTTCGATGAACTCGTATTCGCCAACGTGCTGCAGGCTGACTGGCAAACTCCGCAGACGATAAACGGCGTGGCAGGCGATATTGCTCTGACCGCGTCGTCCGGCGCTGTAACATTGTCGTCCACGACGCCGAACAAGTTTGCGAATATCACCTCTGGTCAGTGGATCCGATTGCTCGGATTTACCAACGCGGCGAACAACGGGTTCTGGTTCGTAAGCACCGGTGCGGGAAACAGCCCTGACTTTCTTAATCTTATGGGGCCAAACTCGGCTACCGCAGTGACCGAAACGCCATCCGGCGCGGCGGCGAAGGTTCGTGCATCTACCATACGCAATGACAAGATCTGCAAGACGTATTTCGTGGAAAAAGCGCTCGACGCGACGAACATCCTGCAGTATCCCGGTTCGTATGCTACGCGGATGACGTTGAACGGTGGGCTTGGCGCCTTCACCACCGGCACGGTCGACCTGGTGGCTAAGTCAGAACAGATAGCCACAACGACATCGTCCAGTGGACCCATCCTCGCTGCCCCGACCGGTCGTGTGCTCAGCCCGATCGCCGACTTCGTTGGGGTATTTTTCAATGGTGTCGCGCTATCTTCAGGCGTCGAGAATTTTACCATCACGGTAGAGAACACCGGGGCGGCCGGTGAATTCGCCATGGGTAGCGCTTCGGCCATTGGCATTCTGAGCGGGACACATACCGCAAGCGGCAGTCTAAGAGCGTATGTCAAAGACTTCTCGATGTATAACAACGTCGTCAACGAGACATCAGGTCAGTTGGCCATCATCGTGAAGGACTCGACGCAGTATGCGTATGCCTTCACCTTCCTCGATGCCAGACTAAACGGCAGCATTGCGATCGGCGGTCCAGGCCAGGCGGTGATGGCCGACTACACCATAGAAGCCGGTCCGACGGCGCAGAGGACATTCGTCATCGACCGTATGGCAGCATCGTAAACTGGATGGCCTGACGGGGATGACGTTCGGCTAGCGGCAACTCCCGATGGCTATGGCGGCGCTGTCGCAGTTTCCTCCCAGAGATCGACAGTCCCGTCAGGCGCGGTGGCGATCATCACTCGCTGCCGCGCCTTTCTTTTATGGAGAGACACATGGAAATAGACGAGTTCGTCACCAGCACGCGTGCGATGAAAGACGGCATGTGGGTGCTGGTCGATGAGGCCAAATACGGCAACCTGGAAATCTTCGCCTGCGGCTTTACCGACGAGATGATCGACGCGCGGGCTGACCTTGAGTATGCCGCAGCAGACCGTCTCAATGTCGACCTCTCCCGCAATGAGAGGCTGCCGAACGCCGAGCAGCGCAAGATCAATGCGACGCTACTGGAACGCTATCTGGTCAAGGACGTGCGGGGATTGACCAAGGGTGGCCAGCCGGTGTCGGTCGATGAATTCCACCGATTGATGTATCTGCCAGGATATGAGGCTTTGGCTGGGGCGGCGTGGCAGGCGGCACGGCGAATTTCCACCACCACAGCGAGCCAGATGGAACAAGCCATGGGAAACTCGCTGAAAGTCTCGACATCGAACTCAAATGGTCAGGGATTCGCCAGCAATTCACCGGATTGATGCCTGAGGAGGATCTACCGCCCGCTCCGAACGTCAATCCGCGTTATCGTTGGATCTGGCGCGCTTGGCATCGGCTATCGCTTGACCGTCCGTATTATGGCGGCGGCATGGGGCCTCCGGTGCCGGGCAATATTCCTTGGTGGCAATTAAAACTGTGGGCACAGCATCATGGCCTTACGCGGAGCCAATTTACGATGTTGGACATATGTGTCCGCAAAATGGACGAGGTCTATCGCACGTGGATACGCGATAAGATGGAAGCCGATCGCAAGGCGCTTGAGTCGCAGAGGCGGATAGATGGCCCTCGGTGACGGCCTGCGCACGCATCTACTCCGCTTGACGGTGGATGGCGCGCTGTCGCCGAAACAGCTTGGCGTGCTGGTTGGCACATACGCCAAGACGCGGCATCAGCAGCTGGTTGAGCAAGAGGCACTCCCGGAAGTCTGGACGCGCTACGTCGATGGCGTGGCGAACGTGCCGGAGACCCAGGTCAAGATCACCAAGGACCACCCGGGCAAGATTGAATATCGCGGCTCCACGCTCGTCCAGGCGGCGGCGTATGTCTGGCTCATAGCAACCGAGGCTTCGCGCAATATCCCGCAGCGGCCAAGCCAGTTCCCGGCAGGGACGTTTGCTCAGTCATGGCGTGTCTTTGCCGATGGCCAAGAGGTGACGATCGAGCGCATTCCGGCGCGCACGACCGAAGTCATCATCGTTAATGTGACGCCGTATTCCAGGTTCCTGGAACAGCATGTGGGCGTGCGCCGCCAACGTCCTGCTTATATGATTTCTGAAATTGCTTCTCGTGCTGGTAAGCGTAAGTTCGCCGGGCTATCGATCCGCCGACGGTTTGTCACCCTACCTGGTGTGGCTGGGGTTCCATTCGCCGTTCCGTATCATCTGCAACGACCACCAGGAGGCGAGATGACATATCCGGCTGTCGTCATCGCCAGGTTGGAACACTAACCGATGTCGGGAACGACCGGTGGTGGCGGCACAATCCGCGAAAACTATGAAATAAACGCGATCCTCGTTGATAAGGTAAGCGCCCCAGCTGCGGGAATTACCGGCGTCCTCGATGATATGGGGCAGGCCGGCGTCAATGCGCAGGAAGAAATCGGGCGCATGACGGACGCGATGGCAGCCGGATTTGAAAGGGCCGGTCGAGCGTCCACGCGAGCGTCGGCTGATCTGCGTCAATTCGGCCAGGCTCAGCGCTTCTTCGATCCTCTGGCCAGATCGTTGGACCAGGCCACGAACAAGCTGGATCAGGTGCAGCGCAAGATAAGGGAGAACGGCGCCGAAGTAGAAAGGTGGCGTAGTCTGTTGGCGCCTGCCGAGGCGCGGGTCGCGAGCCTGACCCGTGAGCACGATAAGTGGTTAGCAAGCCTAAGTCGCGCTGATGGACTGAGCCGGCAGGCGGCATTCGGTCTACGTAATATGTCTACCCAGATGATCGACGTCGTGCAGGGCTTTGCCTCTGGCCAAGCGGCAATGACCATCTTTCTGCAGCAGGGCGGTCAAGTTGCGCAGATAGCGGCAGGGTCGGGAATCGGGCTCGGCACGATGGCACGGGCTTTGGGTGGGCTTATTACGCCCATGGTTGCGGTGGTCGGAGGGATTGTAGCGGTTACCGCCGGCCTTGCTGGACTGATTGCATTCTCTGAGTCGACGGAGCGCCGCATCGCGGCTCTGCGTTTAGCATTCTCCGGGTCGCGTGACGACTACGTCCAGATGGCCAAAGACGTTGAGGACGCGTCGCATCTGACTTCGCAGACGATAACGTCCTCTGCTGAGGATATCGCCAAGGCGCAGCGAATTATCATCGCCCAAGGCCGCTTCCAGGGCACCGCCCAAGATCTGCTTAGGGTGACAGAGCAGGCAGAGGCTCTTGGCAAGGTGATGGGCACTGACCTGCCCGCTGCGATGAAGCTATTTGCCGAGGCTACGCGAGACCCCATCTCGGCGATAAAGCAGATTGCCGAATCCCCAGAACTCTTGCGCCAAGTCTCCACAACGACGCTCGGTTTGGCCAAGGCTGCTGCAGAAGCCGGCGATAAGGCCAAGGCCACTCAGCTCATAATGAGCGAGCTGAACAAGTCGCTGCAAGTCCAGAGAGACCAGCTTACGCCTCTGCAGAAAGAATGGAAGCAGATCGACGACGACTTCAATAGCATTGGCCAGAGCATTCGTAACCTAGGCCTCGCGTTCGGCGAGTTCCTGAAGTCGTATGTGGTTGAGACCGTCAAAGGCGTTAAGGAGTTCATTGACCTCTTAAAGCAGATACCGTCACTCATACCGAGTTCTGGGCGTAGCTCATCTGGGCCGGACCTCTCGGTTAGAGATCCTAATACCATAATGAGCAGGTCGATTATTTCCGACCAGGATACATTAGCTCTGCTCAACCGCTCGACTGCGTCGACTGGGGCATTCGGGCAATCGCTCTACCAGGCTCTAATTGCCAATGAGAGTGGTGGAAGGCAATTCGATCCAGTCGCTGGCGGTGTATACACGTCGAGTAAAGGAGCGTTAGGCGTCGGGCAGGTGATGCCAGCCATGGCGCAGGGATACGACCTGACGACGACGGAAGGGAATATCGCTGCATCGTCAAAGTTCTTTGTTCATCTCTATCAGAAGTATAATGGCGACCCGACACTCGTTGTCGCGGCATACAACTGGGGAGAGACGAACCTTGACAGGTTCCTAAGGAACGGTGGGCAGATGCCTGCCGAGACTCAGGGGCTCGTCGGCCGTGTCATCGGCACGTTGTATAACGCAGGCGTTACCCGGCCTGAAGTTTCCGGTGGTGCTGGAGCGGCCGGTGGTGCTGGAGCGGCTGATCTCGGCCGAGGTCAGTTCGGCCCGCCCTCGGCGCAGGACTTCGCCGGTCAGGAAGGTGCCAGGCGAGCGATTGCGGGCGACTTTGGTGCCGGGACCGCCAAGCAAATCGCCGATGTAAGAAGCCAGCTTAACGACGCTACCGCGGCATTTAACAATTTCCGAGATACGCTAGGCGGGAATGATAAGGTCACCCAGGAATACGCCGCTCGCGTAGCGAACCTCCGTGAGCAACTCAGCAATCTGCTTGACCCGACACGTGAGAATATCCGTGCCGCGCTGCAATCGTCTGATGTCACGCGCCTGCTAGGAGAGGCCGACCAGAAGCTGCTCCAGACCAGGCAGAGGATAGCAAACTACAATGAGGCGCACCGTAACACTCAGATCGATGATGCGCATGCGACTAGGGAACTGTCTGCCGTCACCAAGGAACTTGATGCGGCGTATGAGCGTAGCCAGGCTGTCCTTAATAGGGACATCGCCAATAGGCAGAAGCAGCTGGAGCTTTACAAGCAAGGCCCGCGCGCCGTGGCCGATGCCGCTATTGCGTATCAGGCATATCAAGAGACTTTGAAGACGACATCCGAGACGGACTCGAGGTTCGCCGAACGCCTGAACGAGACCACGAAGCAGCTACAAAAGCGGAGGGACCTGGAGAACGAGTTCAAGCTGTCCGACATGAGTAAGGATATTGAGAACCAGACAGAGGTTCTCAATAAGCAAATAGAGACACTCGGACAAGACAATGACGCACGCTCGGTGACAATAGACTTGCTGCGAACCGAGCAGGGGCTGCGTAAGGACTCGGCTGGCTTCACGGACGAGCAGATCCAGGGATATCTGAGAGAGAAAAAAGCGCTTGATGAATTGGCCATTACACAGCGCAACCGCCAGCGTGATTTCGATGAGATCTCTGGACTTATCTCGTCATCGTTCGACCAGATAGGGAGCGCAATCGCCGAGTCATTCCTGAATGGACAGAATGCGGCGGTGAACTTTGCCAACGTCATGAAGACGGTTGCTACGCAGATTATCAACGAGTTCTTAAAGCTTTCGATTATTAACCCCCTCATCAACGGTCTGTTTGGAGGCGTGGGAGGGCAGACGCTTCCTACACTTGGTGGGGTGCTAAATAGTGTCGCGGCACAAGGTATTGGTGGCGGGAACTTTGGCGGCGGCATTTTTGGTAATGGTGCGCTGGGTCTGGGTGGTCTGCTGTCAGGCGGCCTTTTCGGCACGTCTACCGCCGAAGCGCTTGCCGGCACTGGGGCGACGTCTCTTGCCGGCCTAGGCGCTGACGCCGGGTCATTCGGCAGCCTGGCGGGGCCGACCGGTTTGGCTGGCGGCATATCGCTTGGCGGAGCATTGCTTACCGGCGCTGCCGGATTCGGCCTTGGTTCGTTCGCTGGTGGCCAATTGCAGCAGGCGCTGGGTAAGACGGGGCCTGGTCCAATGATCGGCGCGGGCTTAGGCACGCTCGGCGGTTTCGCTGGCGGCGCTCTGGCCGGCGCTGCAGCCGGCTCTGTAGTGCCCGTCATCGGCACAATCATCGGCGCAATCGCTGGCGGATTGCTGGGAGGCGCCATCGGGCCGCCGCGCAAGAATCCCTATACGGCTACTGGCGTGATCATCGGCCCGAACGGGCAGTTGGTGGCAGATCCAAGGCTGTCAGCCAGTCAGCTAGCTGTGTCGAACTATCAGATGATTGCCAACCAGGCGTCGGAACTCAATCAGGCGTTCGGCGGTCTTGGCGTTCAGGTAACGGGGACCGGGGCTCCACCACCAGCCGGCGCGGGCCTGGGCTTCTTCGGCGCCGGACGAGGCGGCGGCATTATCGGCCAGAATATCACAGACGCGTTCTCCAATCTCCGCTTCGGCGCCCAGGCCACTGGATACGGTCCCGCCGAAGCTGAGGTCCTCAACCGCAATCTCTCAGGGCGGTCCTTTGCATCTCTGGACGCGCTTGGCGCCGCCGTCGGCAAGGTCCGCACCTTCGTTGAGCAAACCGTTCCGGCCCTGCAGAAGTTCGGTGATGTCACCGGCAGCTTAGGTGATTCTCTCGCCCAGGTAAGCGCCGCGTTCGATCCAGCTATTCAGACTGCCAAAGAACTCGGATACCAGGAGGCGGAATTAACGGCTAAGCGCGATGAGCAAATCCAGAAGGCCCATGAACTGGCGCTTCAGCCGTTCATCCAACTGCAGGGCGACCTAGCAACGCGCTACGCGGCAGCCACGGCGGGCACGCCACAAGAAGCTCTGCAGGCGCAATCCATGGCGTTCGATCAGCAGGCCGCGCAACAGCGTAAGCAGCTGAACGACCAGCTTCGTGCGACGTATGGCGATGGCTATACAACCCTGCAACTCTACGCCGATCTATCGGTGCAGTTGGAGAAGACGCTTGGCGCTGAGCGTCTAGCTATCCAAAAGCAAGCCACCGAAGCCATGGTGGCTCAGCAAATCCAAGAAGCCACGCTACGGGGCGACCTCGATGCGCGCTATGCAGCGGCGACGGCGACCACGCCGCAGGAGCAGTTGACCGCGCAACTTATTGCGTTCGATCAGCAGGCATACCAACAACGGCTCGCGCTGAACGCACAACTCAGATCTTACTATGGAGACGCCTACGCATCTCAGCAGGCCTATGTCGATCTCTCCGCGCGGCTAGAAAGGACGCTCGGCGCTGAACGACTGGCCATCCAGAACCAAGCCAACGCTGCCATGGTTCAGGCAATGGAGCAGGCAAGGTCATCTGCGTCACAGTTGATTGGTTCAATCGCGGATTATGCCAGAGGCCTACAGTTCGGCCAGGCAAGCCCGCTGTCACCGCAAGCGCAACTTGAGGCCGCGCAGAGGCAGTTCCAGGCGGTCTCTGGCGCGGCCGCGGCGGGGGATGCGAATAGTCTGAGTAAGTTGACGAGTTACAGCGATACTCTGTTGGGTGCTGCAAGAAGCGTCTACGGGAGCGGCGAGGGATATGTGCAAATCTTTAAACAGGTCAGCGATGCACTGAACAGCGTCGCGGCGGTCAATCCAGATACGCTGACCGCCAGCGTGTTTGCTCTGGAGACCAGGAGCCAAACGCAAACGCTGGTCGACTCCCTCGCGGCGTTGCAGAACGAAGTGGCCGCGCTTCGTGCCTCTATCGCATCGGGTGCGGCGATGCCGGCGAGGCTGGCGGCATGATGGCTAATACGTTGCTCGACGCGCCGAGGCGGCCTGCACGCACAGATCATAGGTCTGGTTGCCGTAGGCCATCGCCAGCAATCCGATGCCTCCTACTCGTGCCATTGTCTCCTGCGCGCGTAGTTTGCACTCAAGCCTGTCCGCCTCTGCCCGCCGAGCATCCGCCTCTGCCCGCCGAGCATCCTGCTCGGCCTTTCTGATCTGGGCCTGGTAGACGGGATCTGCCGCTTTGCGCGCTACTTCTTTTGCGACCGCTTGGTCGCGAAGCATTAGAGATTCGTGCTTTTGCATGTCGGCGGCCTGCACACGATCGAGACAGGCACCGTATGCCTCGCCAGCCCGGCAGTTCTCAGCAGCCCAATCATATTTGGGCGGATGTGAGCAGCTACTAAGCAGCCCGGCCGCGACCAGACCTAACAACGGGAGATTCATGTTCCGTTTCCCTAAAGTCGTGGGCGATGTGTAGCCAGCCATCGTTCTACCTCTGAGAGGGTCATGCCGTTCTGCGGATCGCCGGCTTCGATTGAGTTGTTTTTCGGGTTGATGATCCAATAAACGCCATAGCCAATCGCCCAAGGATCGCGGACGCGACTTTTGGATAGTTGGTATCCGCGCCTTTGCACCATCCGGCGCAGCTTATTGTCCAACACTTTGTAATCGCTGGGAGACATCGCCTTCAGCTCGGCTGGGGTGTGGATTTGCATCCGCAGGATATACCCAAAGGTCATCCAGAAATCAAGCCGCAAGCGATGCCTTAATTCAGGAAATTACGCAAAGGATCGCCATGTCCGGCACCGGCTACACAAGCGCACCGATTACCGTTTTATCGACCGAGCTGGACAATCTCGCGTCGTCGTCGGGGGACGTGCTGGCGGTCAGTAGCGCCCTGGTAAATACCACAGGTGCGCCCCTCGCCGATCTCGAGCTGGACTTCGGTGGGACTCGTTCCCCGGTCGCCGACGCCTTTGTCGAAATCTGGGTGCTGCGTTCGATCGACGGCGGCATCCGCTATGAGGACGGGGCAGCCAATATGGCGCCCGGCCGTCCAGCGGACGCCATCATATCAGTCGCGTCCGGCACGAACATAACCCCGCACGCGGGCGAGCCATCCCTGATCATGCCGCCGGGTTTCTATAAGATCGCGCTGCGGAACCAGACGGGCGTCACCATCCCGACCAGCTCAATCCTGCGCCTGTCGACATACGGTCAATCGACCACGGGCGGCGGCGGGACGGGTTTAACTCTCCCAGGCGATGTTGCGGGCACGACAGCCTACCGTATCGCGGACATGCTTGAGCGCTTTGGGGTTGTCACTTACAGCCAGAGCGATACCAGCGTTAACCCGTGGGGCGCTGGCGTATCGGATTACACCACCGGCAGCGTCATCAGCGCACTCAATTATATAACCGCCAACTCCGGGCTGGTGTGCAATCTGCGGGAATACCATGTCGCAGGTCGCGATAGTGGCGGCGGATCCAATCAACTCTCCTGGTGCCCGACGGTAGCTAGCGCGACGGGCGGTCGCTTTGCGGTCTCTCTATTGCGGGGCGCCGTCGCCGCTGACGCGACGAGCCTCTCGAATATGGCGACATCGTCAGCGGGCGGCACTGGTTGGATGGCGTGGGCGGAAGGGTTGAACACGCCGAACGATGGTTCGGTCACCGCGGCAAACTGCGTCACGGTGCAGCAAACGTTGGAGTCTGGTGTCGCTACTACCGCGTCGTCGTCCAAGCCTGTTGGTGTCGTCGGACCGTCATTCACGTATAATACTTTGCCGCCCGAGACCTCGACGGCGATTGCGAACTATCTCACGGCGCAGCAGAAGTCCGATTTGCTGGCGGCATCGGCATTGGCGTCTGTGCGTTATTTCCCGACCGCCAATCCGGGGGCCAATGACAGCGCGGGGCGTGGTGGCAATTCCGACGATGTGTCGATCGGTCATACGATCTACTTTGGCAAGCCGGAAATTCTTGGCGAATTCCATCCAACGCAGTTGAGTGGCGATAGTCCGTCGCGCGCCACTGACGACAACATCGGCGCTTATTATGGCGCGCTGATGATGCTGCACGCACATCGTCTCGACTACCGTGCATGGTTCTGGAAGAGCCTGTTCGACATCGGCCAATCAGGAGACTCGCCATGGGTGAGGGTGGGACTGTTTCCAAACCGTGGATCGGATACACCACGGCTGCCGGCTCGAGCAATTCGGGCCATGTATGCGTTGACCGGGGATACTGGGTCGTCGAAGCGAAGCTTCCAGCCGTCGAACCTGGATTACGCGATTTCGGGTCTGCCCGCACCGCCAGCGTCAGCGACACCATGGATGGGTGGTCATCATCGGCTGTTCCAGAATTCCGGTGGCACGTTCTTTCTGTTCGTCTGGAGCGAAGCCTTATACCCAGGTGGCTCCGGGACGACGGTTACCATCAGCTTCAACCGCACTATGTCGAAGGTCATTCACTATGACCTGACCACCGATCCAGCGGCGGCCGAAACACCAGTCAGCACGCTGACGAATATCCCGTCGCTGAGTTTCTCACTTACCGCCTCGGTGCGGTTGTTCGTCATTTTCCCGCAGGGCTCCACGATCCCCACGGAGTCCGCACAGGATACGACACTCACATCGACGGCTGGCGCGATCTATGACGCATTGGGTGTGGCGTGGACCTTGGTGAGCAATCCACCATTCGGCTTGCAGGTCGCCCACGCCAGCATGGTCGACAGCCAGAACGTGGTGCTGTTGCTCTATCACGACCACGTCGTGCACCAGCAGAACAACGTCGGGACATGGCAATTTTGGAATAACGCCACGCAGGCTTGGGTGGTTGAGCCGGGCGATCCGCGCATCCAAATCACCGAGAGCCCGGAAGGCAGGACCGTCAATACGACCGGTCAGACGATTTTCGCCTCGCAGACACCGGGCCAGGTTGGCGGCGCCACACTCGATGCGTGGGCACTGGACTCTACTGCGCATGCCACCAAGAACGGCGTGCAGGATGGCGCAACCGCCAATGCGATGGAGTTGTTCTACCACAATCACACGGTTTACCTGGAGCAGACCACAGGCAACAGTTTTGGGACGCCGGGTTGGAAGTTCTATAACGGTTCAGGTTGGACCGACTGCCCCAATCCGCACGGCGTTGTTGAGTCGCCCGAAGGCACGCAGGTCACTAGCATCGGCCCGACGATCAATGCGTCGGTCACGCCCGGGCAAGCGTCAAACACCCTGCACATCTGGGGGCTGACCGATCCCTTGCCGGGCGAACCCGCCTTCCGCATGACGTTTGACGGCGCGATCGATGTGGATAGCTGGGGCGTTGACCTGCTCTACTATCACAACCACTCCCTGTATCAGCGCACGGTGGGCTCCAACTCACTCGGTAGTCCGGCTTGGTATGTCTGGGCGGGTCCTGGCATCAATAATTGGGTTGATACCACCAATCCAAACCCGGTCCAGGGGCCGACCGAATCGACTGAAGGCACCACCGTCACCGATTCCGGGCCGATTATTTATGCATCGAGGACACCGGGTCAGGCATCACCGTCTGGTGCGCCGCTCGATCAGTGGACAATTACCTCGGGAAGGCAGGCGTTTTTAAATGGCTCGTATGATGGCAGCAGCGCCAATGTTCTCTCGCTATATTATGCCGGGCACTTTGTTTATCACTCCGCGAGCAACGGTAACAATCTCGGCTTTACCCCGGGCTGGTGGCGCTGGAGCGGCACTGCCTGGGTCGACGTCACCCCGCCGATAGCGCAAACGCAGCAGTCGATCGCCATTACGACGATACCGCAGCAAGTCGTCGGAAGTGCATTTAGCGTTGTTGGGACGCTGAGCGGTTATTCGTCGCCGCCATCGCTGCAGTATCGCGATGGGGCATCGGGCACATTTGTTGCTTTGCCTGCTGGCGCGGTAGTCAGTGCTACGGCGTTTTCCTTTACCCATCCGGCGCTCACTTCGGCGACGACGGCAGCTCCAGCAGCGGCGGCTGCTGTGGGCTTTAACATGCGCACGCATGGCCCCAATGTGACGTTGGGGGCAAATTGGAAGGTCCATTCGCCAACGGCGACCCAGAATCCGGATGGCTCTGTGAGGCTCTCCGAGGACTTTTACGCTGCCAACTTGAATATCAACACCGCGGGCAACGGTGGCAATTTCGCCGGTGTTGCATTTGGCGGTGGCGGATACTTCGAGATCGTGTTCTCAATCGAGAACGATATCCTCGGTTGGGGCGGAGATCCAACTGGTTGGCCGGCCTGGTGGATGAACAACATAGAAGGGACCTACGACAACGTTCCCAATCCCTTGGTTGATCAGCAGGGTATCGAGTATGACGCTTGCGAATTCCTCGACCCACATGGCACCCCTATCAATGCAGGGATTATCCTGTGGTCTGGCGACGGTCGCTTGTGGAACAACACAGACAACGGCCAAGGCAACGGCATTTTCTTGCCGGGCGGCGACTTCACGGTGCGGCACAGATATGCGTGGCTCTGGGTTCCTGCAACGAACACCACGCAGGGCTACATAAAGAACTACATCGACGGCGTTCAAAAGGGGCTCACCTATACCTGGAATAAGTTTGTGCCAGGCAGATCGTGGGAAGACTCCAAAAATAACGACCCCTGGGCAGTTATGGATACGGGGCGGTATCGGCTGCTGGTTGGAAGCAATCAGCTGAACCCCATGACCGTTTACTCTGTTGAAGTCTGGCAAGCGAACGATAGCGCGAACCTACGTGTTGGCACCCCGCTGCCTAGTGGAAGCGGGACGGGATCGACCACGGTCAGTGTGCGCGACGCTGGCAACACCAGCATCCAGGCGACGTCCAATTCGTTCAACGTCGTGGCTAGCGGGTCCGTATCGCTCAACAACATTACACTGTCGAACAACACACAGATCTCTGGCGCCGTCGCTGGCACAGCGATCGGCACGATAACCGTCGTGGTTTCTGGGGGGCTGTTCAGCGGCACGCTGGCGGTCAACGACACGGCCCGGTTCAGGATCTCTGGGTCCACGCTGCAAAACAACACGACGCTGGCCGTCGGCAACTATAATATCACCATTACTGCGACGCAGGCCTCAGCCAGTGGCTCGCCGCTATCGCGCAACTTCACCATTGCGGTGTCCGGTTCCGGCAACACGACGATCAACTTCTCATCGCCGACCGGCAAGACGCTGAATAAGGCGCTGTTCGGCTTCTCCTGCTCGTTCTTCGGCGGCCAGCAGTTCACCAATGCGACGTTCCGGAATACCGCGAATACGTTCCTCAAGCCATCTGCGCTCTGGTTCAACTCTGACTGGGATCTCGATACCGACTTTGCCAATGGCAACATGACTACGATCAATGCGCTGCTCAATAACTACCGCTCGTTCTGCCAACCCGGCGTCCGGGTCACCATGGGGTGCTGCAAGGACAACACAGTCTCGGCATCGACCAGGGCATCGCGCGCGGCGAACTTTGCGACCTTCCTGAACAACAACGGCTTCTCAGATATTCTGGATTGGACGATCGGTAATATCTGGGACTTCAACGGCATCTCCCAGAATACGGCGCAGAGCTACTTCAACGCGGTCGCCGATGCGCTGCATGGCGTGAATTCATCATACCGCATTTGGGGGCCGCCGCAGTGGCACGCCGGATCATTCGCCAATTCGACATGGGCGAACGCTGTCGGGACGACGCGCAACAATGGTGGCATCGTCTGGGTGTCCTATGATGTCCCGGCGGATAACAACGGCGGTAACATCACGGTTGGCCTCGACGTCGCATACGGCCAATGGGGCGTGAACAACCAGAACGCTGTCATCCAGCGCAACGCCTTGGCTGGCACGTCGATGGCGAACGCCAGATTTGGCGTCATCGAATACAATATGGCCGAGGACATGGTGAACATCATCACCATCAACCAAAGCGGCCGATACATGGGCGGCATTTACGCCGCTTGCTATCTCTACGGAATTTTCAAATCGGTCGCCAGCGGTGTGGACTTCGCGCATCTGCAGAACATCGTCAATTACAACGACAACGGCGCCATCGGCAATGAGCAGCAGGGCGGCAATCTATCTGCGGTCAGTTGCGCTGGATACATCATTGGCCGGTTGGGCCAGACTATGTTCGGCCCCGAGTATTCGTCGTCGACCACGATCGCCAATCTGGCAGTGCTTTCGGTTAAGCCGACCACGACGACCTTCGCCATCCTGCTGATCAACTACGATCTGGCGAATTCGCGGACGGTGAATATAGCGGTGAGCGGCGGGGTTCCGACCGGAACGATAACCCGCTGGGAAATCGGCAAGTCATCGCCGGGCGCTCCCAACTCACCGACGCCAACCACCGGCACACAATCGAGCCTCGCGTCGGTTTCGATCGCCTCCGAGACGGTGGTTATTCTTACGGGGACCCTGGCATGACGAACGTTGGCTGGTCGCCCTATGACCTTCCCGTAACGCTGCTCAGCAGCGAGCTGAACGGATTGGCGAATAATGCCATCTCGGTGATATCCGCCGACACCGTCAACAGCACCGGCCGGCTCTACTGCGACTTTGAGTTCGTGGCGGGCGCCGCGTTTACGCCTGGGTCAAATGCAATTCTTGATATATGGATGCTGCGCTCAATCGATAATGGCGTGTCGTTCGAGGACGGGTCGTCGTCGCAGCTGCCACCGCGCGATCCGGACTTGTCGATCGTGGTTCGGGCCGGCACGTCGATCATCCCGCGTGCCGGAGCACCACTGATCGTCTTGCCGGTGGGACACTACAAGGCCCTTGCCCGTAACCGCCTAGGGGCAGCGGTGCCGACCGGCAGCATCGTGCGTATGGCTGGCTACACCGAGCAAGCGATCTGAGCTAGCTCATGCCGTCGCTGTTCTCCCTCGACGTTCGGGCGGCGACGGTCAAGCCCGCGCCAGGAGAACGCTCGGTCATCGACCGCGCCGTCCCCGCTGCGGCTGGACTGCGCAGCGTCCTGCTGTTTGAGGGCCACAGGCTCACCGACCTCAGCAACCCGATCCGTCTGATCAGCAAGCGTGGCTCGGTGGCCATTTCCCAGGGCCTGCACGGCGCGCAGGCGCGCACGGCGATGACCGGGACGACGGGGCTAGCTGCCTCGCCGTGCCTGCTGCTGGCCCCCACAGACGCGGCGCTGAGCACGCTGACGGTCTCTGCCTTGGTGCGGTTCAACGGCACTGGGCCGGTCCCTGGCAGCTTCAACACGATCGGTGCGGCACTGGCTGGCGATGACAGCGGGCGGATGCCGCTGTTTGTTTCCACCGCCGCAGATACGTTTCGTGTGCGGGCTGGCGTCGAGGCGGAATTCCTGTCGGGCGGTCAGCCGCTCAACGTCGCCTCGCTGACCGGTTGGCACCGGGTGACCGTGACGATCGCCGCCAATGTGGCGACACTCTACGTCGATGGCGGAGCGACGTTCACCGGAACCGCCACGCAGTCGTTCCCCAGCTTTACGCTACGCTCGGTTCTTGGCTCGGACGTCACCCTCGGCACCGAGTGGCCTTGGCCGACCGCGGATATGTTCTACTGGTCGCGCGCGCTGTCTGCGCAGGAAGTGCTGAACCATAGCGTTGGCCCCTATCGGGTGCTGAAGTCGCGACTGGCGGAACGCTGGACCAATCCGACAGTCACGGCACCGCCGGTCGATCCCGGCGGTCGAGCCTGGGACGATGAATTCACTATCGACTTTGGCAACTCGATCGCATTCGGCGTTATTGCTCAAATCCGCGGCGTCGGTCGGCTGACAGCAACAGCTGCGGTGATGCATTCATCCCCGCCGATCACGGTTAGTCGTCAGATCGACGGCGCTGGCTTCCTGCATATCGAGGGTTTCGTCCTCAAGAGCCCATCCTTCGCTACCGTTTCCGGCGAGGGCACGCTGACGGCCAACCCAATAGTCCGTCGCATGGTATCCGGTCTGGACGGCGTGGGTAATGTTGTCGGATTTCCCCGGCAGCTGCGTAGCGCAGTATCGCTGATTGATGGCACGGGAAGCCTTAGCGCTCGTCCAGGTATCGGATATACCGCGCGCGCGGCCCAGCGTGGCCAGGGAAACATCCTGACCGACCCATTCATTCTTGAGCCATTCAATCGTGGCAGGGCTCGCTTCAACGGGATGGGAACGCTAACGGCCAACGCCGTTGTGCGTGCCGCACCAGTGAATGCAGCAACTTTGCGTGGATCTGGAACACTCAACGCAGTTGGGATCCTGCAGAGGGCACGCGGCCGTTCGGTCATCCTTGGGACCGCACGGCTGTATGCCCGACCGACCATCATTCGTAGGCCACGGATGCGGCCTGGCATCGCTTCCGGCGCGGCTCCGGACTTCGTCGCGGTTGAGATTGAGACGTATGTCCCCGGGAATACGTCGGTCATCGCCGTGGCTGGTCACGGCACGCGTGCGCACGGCACGCTCACGCGTTTACCGCCAGCATCCAAACCAGAGACCACTGCACAGATTTTTGCGTCAGATATTGGGTATCGCACCTCGCCGTCCGATCCGCTCAGCCCGCCCGTCAGACCGTATCCTCCTTTGGTTAATGAGGCCTATCAGATTGACACGGCGCTCAGCCTAGAGCCTGCGCGCACATCGTCTGCGGCTTCGTGGGGAACCCTGTTACTGGCTAACCCGAATCGGACGTTCGACGATTTGATAGGAGTGCAGAACTCGGACGGCCGGCCGGTGCGGATCTTGAGTGGTCGTAAGGGCTGGGACAGCAGCTTGCAATATCTCACCGACCCGAACTACGCCAGCTTGACTCTTATGTTCTCAGGCCTTGCAGCACCCTGGTCGCTGACTGATGACGGTCTGAGTATCCCACTGCGAGATGCCACGTATTTTATCGAGAGGCCATTACAACCGGACGTGTTCGGCGGCAGCGGTGGGTTGGATGGGACGCAGGACCTGGCAGGCAAGCCGCGTCCTATATTGCGCGGAGGCACCGCATCATCTCCGGTTCAGAACATCACCCCGGTGCTGATAGATCCGGCCAATCGGATTTATCAATACAGTGATGGCCCTGGGTCTATCGTGGCGCTTTACGAGGGTGGTGCTACCGGATCCGGCGCGATCACGCCCGCCGGAGATACGACAAATCTATATGCGGGCACGACACCGTTCGGCCGGTATAGAACCGACAACTCTCGTGGGCTGTTTCAACTTGGCAGTGTGCCTGTCGCAGCCATAACGATAGATGCGGTTGGCCTTTTCCCGATCGCAGGGGCAGTCAATCATCCGTTCATGATATGTCGCTATTTGATGAGCGAAGATATGACGCTGCCTGAGTCGATGCTGCATGTTCAGAGTTTTGCCGACTTGGCCGCTGCATACCCGTCATATGTCGCCGGGATGTATTTTGGTTCTGATGAACAATGGTCGTGTGTGCAAGCGATCGATGCCATTCTATCTGCTCTGGGTGCCAATATCGTCCCTACCAGGGACGGCAAGCTGCGCCTGATGCTGTTGCGGGATATCAGTGGAGCCGAACCAGTCGTCGGCAATTACAATGAGGCGACGATTATCAGCTTGCGGCGTCGTCCACTCCCTGCATCGCTTGATCCTCCGCCTTATCGGATACGTGTCGGTTATCAGCACAACTACACGGTCATGACCAGCGATATCAACCAAAGCCTGACAACGGCCGATAGGCGGCAATTCATCGCCTCGCCTGACCGGTTCGCGACTTTCGTCGATCTCACCCTGTTGCGCGCTTACCGTAAGCCAAACGACTACGCACAAATGCCGAGTCCCCTGCTGACCTTGGCAGCGGCGCAATCTGTCGCCAATGACTTGGGATCTCTTTGGGGAGCCCCCAGACGTCTCTACGACGTTATTCTACCGCGCAGGTTATTTGGCCACGAGCTGGGAGATGTTGTGCAGGTGCACTATCCCATCGAGCAGCTTACCTCAGGCAAAGACTGTCGCGTGGTCGGCTACTCTCTGCGTGCTTCGGACGCCACTGTTACATATACGGTCCTAGCCTGATGCCAGCAACCATCTTCCAGAATAGCACCACGCTGTTGGCATGGAACAACTATGTCCTTACGTCGCCGCTTAGCACAACAAGCGCTTCTCTACCTGTCACCAACCTGACAGACGAACGAGGGGCGCCTTCTCTGGGATGGCAGTCAGCGTCTGGTGTGACACAGGATGTCATTGTAAGCGTGGTTCCCGCCATTACCAGGTCAACCTGGCGCGTCGTCGGGGCCTTTCGCACCAATCTTACCCCGTCCGCAAGAATGACTGTCAGATTGATGAACCAGCCAAACTTGCTGGTTTTTATGGCCTCCACTGACGGACCGGAACCAGGGTTCGGTCAATCGATCCTCGTATTGCCTAACGATATCGTGGCTGACTTTTGCTCGATAGAATTCGACGATCCGGCGAATCCACAGCTCTTTATCAATGTTCCACTCATGTATGCCGGTCCAGCCTGGATTACCGCGAGCCCACCGGCTTGGGACACGACGTTCGGTGGCAATGCTACAGTCAATGAAGCGGTATCACGCGGCGGTCAGGAGTATCCCGTCTTCCTGTATGAACAGCGCCGCGGAGAGCTGTCGTTCAACGGGATTCGCGCAGGCGAAGTGTTCGGCCCGCTCGCAGAGCTCAGTGCTACTGCACGTCGGGGAAACAACATTCTATTCATTCCAGACACCAGCTCAGCGACAGTTAATATAGAGGCGATTTATGGTCGCGTTACCGCGACCGCTGATGTTGGTTTTCCGTATGCCGCGGCGGATCGCCGCAGCTGGCGGGCAAGGATCACAGAACGCCTATAGCCCTGCCGACCGCTTTCCCTCGGAAGCTAAATGAGGAGTTCTGGCATTGATCAGAAACTTCGTGGTTGAGAATGCCAACGCTCCCGGAACGAACCTTAATGTGCTGTTAGCGGGTGCGAACCAAGGCTATCAGACCTGGCGTCAGGCTTACCCTACCGATGGTTCGTTGGTTTTCTACTTTATAGATGACGGCGGCGCCGCGGAATGGGGCGTCGGCACACTGCATACAGCCTCAAACCCAGTCACTCTGTCGCGTGACACTGTGATCGGGAATACCGGCGGCGGCACTGGACGGGTCAATTTTGTTGGTGCCGTGCAAGTCTATAACGAGATTCCCGGCGAGAGAATGCCGTTCATCCACACTGGAATTTTGCGGGCTCCTGGCGCGACGCTCGATACACACAGTGGAGGCGTGCCGATTGGCGCGAGTATGGATTACTGGGGCACCGTGTCGCCTGCTGGTTGGCTGTTCTGCGATGGACGGTCTATCTCCCGAACGACGTATGCTATGTTATTCGCAGTTATCGGCACGACATACGGCGCCTTGGATGCTAGCTCCTTCCTGCTTCCTGATACACAAGCCAATCTGACCTACGGAAAGAGCCAACCAGAACCGCCGGCTAGTTCCGGCGCTTCCGGACTGAACCGCCTGGGGCCGTGGCAGAACACGCCATTAGGCGGAGTAATCGGAGACTGGCGGTTGGATACTCATAATCACGGTCTCAACTGGTTTGACCCGGGCCACGCGCACGCCGTTGCTGATCCGTCCCACGTGCATGGCGTCGGCGATCCAGGCCACGCGCACGCCGTTGCTGATCCTGGGCATAACCACGCGCTTGTCGACCCAGGGCATGTGCATGCCTATAGGCATTCGAGTATTATTAGCGCATCAGGATTTGCGGCCGGCGCCAACTTTAACATAACGGATCAGTTCCTCAATACTGACGACGGTGCGGTGCGCGGGACCGGAATGTCCATGAATGCAGCAGGAACCGGCATCGAAATTTTTCTCGCCGGCACCGGCGTATCTCTCGGGGCCGCGGTCACCCACGTCTCTATTTTTAGCGCCAACACCGGCATTTCTGCGTCTGTTCAACCAGCAGGCTCGGGCATCGGGTTTCAGAATGTGTCGCCAGGGATCGTATGTAACAAAATTATTTACGCCGGGCCCGTGCCATGAGCGCCTGGACAGACGCTTTATCGGGCACTCTGCTTGCCAACCATAGTTATGCAGATGGGGTCAGCTGGAACTACGTCGGTAGCGGACTTTGCGAAAATCGTTCGACGACACCCATCGCATTTACATCGGAGCTAATCAACGAGATCTTCGCAGCGTTCGGCAATGACTTGCGAACTGTGTCGCAAACTAGCGAATTGCCTCTGGAGTTCTTGGTCGCGGCGATTGCTTTGGTGGCTGAATTAGTTGGAACCGCCTCTGCCGCAACTTATGTAAAATTCCTGCCCGGGTTCATAAGTGAGGAGGATACTCCGGAGCTGGCTTATGCAGGGAGCACTGGCCTACGATTCGACTACGTGCGCGCGCTTCGTGGCGCTATATTGATCCCAGATTATATCGCCGTCCCAGCGACGGCAATCAACACGGCGGCGGAGCATATGGTTGCCGCTGTGGGGTCAACCATGTTCCAGCCACCCATGGTGGCATCAGCGTATAATACTGATTCTGGCGTGCGATATGACCCCACCTCGCGTTGGCGAATGGCGAACGAAGCGCAGACGGATCGTTATCTCGGGTGGTGGAACGCTACCACGAGAGTCATAGCCATGGATGGCACTATCGCAGGAAGCGCGCCGACATTCACCTCGGCTCTACAGCAGATTACTCCGGCTGAACCGGTGTCGCCTACCGATGCTGGGCAACAATTCGGCAAGCCAGATAGCCAAGCAGCCGTTGCTAATGGAATGATGACATCTTGTGAGCATAACCCGAGTCTATCGACGACATGGCCCTTGGATAAGACCACGCAGGACCGTATTGCCAACGTGGCCATGGCTTCCTCGTCCGGTCTTGGTCTGCCACTGGGGCAGGCGACGTTCTCCTATCCCGATCGTGGCGGGACAATGCGGGAAATGACCCCATCCGAGGTGCAGAATCTGTTTATCGCTATGCGGGACTATTTGACTGGAATACAGCAATACGACATAGGCAGCGCGCAAGCCCTGCCGGGCCAGCCGGTTTACATGCCGTAATTCCCTGGCTTAATCGCTGACCGCTAAGCCCCCGGGCCCCACGCCCGGGGGCTTTTTTGTTCAGCGACGCTGACCATGCGCCGGCCCATCGGAATTCTGGTTAATTCGCGTCTCACACTATCTCACACCAGCGCAGGAACATGCTGCGGCAACTCGGGACCGAAGCGCTCGTTGGCGAATTGGCCAGGTGAGTGGATTTCGATGCCAGGTCCGCCGGCCGATGTGCCTTGCGAGACAGTGAAAGTTGCGAACTCCGGGGTAGGCGTGCTGATGCGTAGCGTATCCGCCACTTGGCTGCCGTTGTAGAGGCTTAGCGTGTTGGTGACACGGTCGTAGGTGTAACTGTCAGCAGCCAAGCCGTTTAGGTCAACGACCGCCCTTTCCGACTCCCAGCTAATCGCGGCCTTGAAGAGGTCTGGTCTGTCCACCTCCAAGACGGAGAAGCCCACGCCGCTTTGCATATGCACGGTCTGTCCTGAGCCGACCGCGCGGGTGAATTCCAGTGTGCCGCGGCCGGGCGAGTGGAAGCTGGTCACGTAAAACTCCCCGGGTCCTACGACGTCGGCGTTGATGAAGGACATCTGGCCGTCGAAGCCAGCGGTAGAGGTCGTGTTGACGAAGGTCCCGCCATTGATCGCGACATCAGTGGCCGAGGGTGAGAAGCCGCCAATCAGCGTCCCATCGTTGTTGACGATGATGTCCCCGGCACTAAATCGGCTCGTCGCATGGAAGTCAGCGAAATTCCATCCATGGGCATTGACCACCACGTGGGACTGATATGGCAGCAGAAAGGCGACGTCAGTCCCCGACGAGTAGGAGAGATTGAGCGTTGCGCTGCTGATGAGGAACAGCGCGTCGCCCCACGCATTGTCGACGTTGACCGTTGTGGGGCCGGTGATGGTCAGCGTGGCTGAGTCTGGCAATTGATCCCCCTGAATGTTGATGGTGCCGTGAGTGGCCGTGAGACGGTCTCCTGGTTGCAGCGACCCTCGGACCGACCAGTTACTCGGACTGGATATTCTGTTGTTATTGTGGCCGCCGATCCACGCGCGATCTGTCATTGGGGTTACTCCTGGGGTTTCTTCTCATTATCTAGACGGGATTTATGGGACCCCCCACAGGGAATATCCTCTGCCATTTTCCAGATGACAAGCGGTTATTCGCTAGTTAGCGGGCCGGCCCAGTTGTAGCCGTGGCCGTGCCAGCGATTGTGGCCGTATCCCCAGCCATGATAGGGCACCACAGGGGCGACCCCTTATCCCCGCCCACAGTAGTTGCGGGCGTCAGCGAGGCTGGCAATGATGCCGATCACGGGTTTCGGTTATTCCCGTCTGCGACATTGCCTGCGCTCCTCAACGTCTTTTGCCTTCGCTGCCTTTATCGTCTGCCATTGCAGGTTGGCTATACTATCCGGCCCCCCGGCGCAGAGTGGGATTATGTGGTCCTTTACGAAGCCAGGACACGCGCCGTAGCGCCTAAGCGTGGATGGGCAGGGGTGCAGGCGCTGGAACTCGCGGGTAACGGCCTGCGAGCGCTGGGTGACGGCATCGGCGGGCGGCGGGGCCGCCAGAATAAGGCAGGCGATCAGTGGGGCAAGTATTCGCCGCATGTTTCAACGCCCGAGTAAGCGGTCGTCGATCGTTGCGCGGTAGCTTTTGCCGGCGAGCCAATCGAGCCACTCAAGGTGTGGTGGCTGAGCCAGCACGATGCCCAGGTTCTTTGGCCGGTCGCTTACATGGAGCCAAGCCAGCAACGTCGGCAGGTCAACGATCGTATCATCGCCGGCCATTGCCATCGCTTAAAGCCAGCCGCCGAGTATTCCAAGGAACGCTACGAACATTCCAACCGAGAGAATGGCCAACACGCTGAGCAATACGTTCTCAGTTATATCCGCACCACTGCGCTTCGGTGCTTGCATGCTATGGAACATATTTACCTCCGTTCAATAACGCCAGTAGTAGGGAGGCGGCGCGTAGTAGGCGCCGTAGGGCGGCGGGTAATAGGCTGGCGGTGGGGCATAATAATACGGCGCGGCCAGGGCTGCTCCCAGCGCCAGCGAGCCAAGCCCCAAGGCAAGCGGTGCCGCCCAGTTGTTGTAGTAGCCGTGGTTATGCCAGCCACCACGATAGCCGTAGTTCCAGCCACGATACGGGGCGCCGCGATAGGCTGGGCCATAGTATCCTGGTCCATAACCGTTGCGGGCCTCTGCGGTGCCTGAGAGGCTGGCAACAGCTGTAACGGCAGCTAGCAGAGCGATTTGGGACTTACGCATTGGTGTCTTCCCTGGATTCAGTCACAATCCCAGAAAGCCAGCCCTGCGGAGGGCGAATATCCTGTCACGCAGGGCCAGCAGCTCACTCGCTTGATAATGCCAATTAAGTTGGCGCTCATCTCCCATCAGAGGCTCGTCGGGGTCCTGGTCGAATGTCGCGCATAGCTCCCTGGCAATTGTCTCAAATGGCGCAAGCCTTGGGACAACTTCCAGCCATTTACGCATTACCTCATCTGCTTTCGTCTGTGCCATGCGTGCCTCCAGAAGGGGGGTGAAGTTTATTCAGTTGCCGCCTGGCATTTCCGGCATACCCGGCGTTGGATTGCGAGGTATACGGAATGGTGATGTAGATCCATCGTATTTGCTGATGCCTATCGTCCACGATGGTGTCCAAGCCCAAATCGCATTGCATCCTGGTGCGCCGTATCCTTCATCAAACCCATAGCTAATCCAAGGTATCGCCTGCTCCCAGGATAGCACCTGCCCTCGCGGTTGTTCAGCGTATCCAGGCACATTCTCAGAGCCATGGTCTCCCCACCCCATTTCGCCGATCACAACGGCCTCAACCGGCTCACCATCTGCCATAATCTCTATCCACGCCTTTAATGTCGTTGCTTCATCGTCCATGGATATCCTCTATCTCTTACTCCAAGCCTGAATAACTAACCAAGCCCACGTCCAGACTGCCAGCACCACTCCTGCCGATATTATGAAATGTAGAAGCGGCACGGGGTTGAGCTTATCCGCGACCGAAGCGGGAGCGCGCCCGCTTCGACAGGTAATCGCCAAGCGTGAACTCCAGGGCGTAGTAGATACCCATAATAGCGACCACCTGTAGCGGCACGTATGCGCCGATGAGTGTGCCTATGCTCATAAAGACGGCCATCCGCACGAAGTAGAATGCGGCCCACCAAGCAGTGCTGTCAGAAGGGAGCATGGCGTTTCCTCCGCCGCGGTGAAGTTCATTCTGATCGTTGCGGAATATCCCACCTTAGGAAGGCGGGCTCCTGCTCAGCCCCGCCGCAGGTTGGGCAGCTATAGTAGCAGTTCGATTTCCTCTGCTCGGATGGGCTCATATCAATGCCCGATATCTGCTCGTAGAACGTTCCACATTCTCTGCATCTGCCAGGCATTCGGTAGGCCATCGGATTTACCTCACTGGAGTTAAGTTAATCCAATAGACCGGCCCGGCGAAGCGCCGATATTCGCTGCTGAAGTGCCTCAAGCTCACTCGCTTGATAATGCCAATTAAGTTGGCGCTCATCTCCCATCAGAGGCTCGTCGGGGTCCATTCCGAACTCTGCGCAAAGCTCCCGAGCGATAGGTTCGAGATGCTGGAACTTTGGTAACTGCTCTGACCATATGCGCCAGTAGTCGTCTTCCGCCGGACGGCTCGATTCTGACTTTTCCTTCCACGGCCACATCTGTGTGTGCGTTCCTCAATCGGGTGTTAGGTTGTTGCTTCCTTGATTGCCTCTCGCGCCTCTGTGACAGCATCGCTCCAGGCTTTCACTGAAGGTCCATCCCATCCAAGCCCTTCTCGTTCTCTGATCTCATAGACCAGGCCGCCAAGGTCAACATGTTCATGGGTCATAAGCGACTTGAGGGCCTCTAAGAGACGCGGTCCTGTCACCGTCCAGTCTGGCATGTTTCTACTTTGCAGCGGGCCGAGCGCAGTAGGGGCACTGACGCCAGACCAGCATCCTTACCTTGTCTGACAATTTGCGTTCGCAAATGCTTACCGTGGTGGTCATGTCTCGCTCCGGGTGTTGTTTCTGTCTTTCTGATTGACAGCTCTTACCATCCTAATGTAAGTCACGCAATAGGAAAATCACGAACAGGACGGAAAATCAGATAAGTGCCGAAAACCTATGCGAGAAATGGCGTTTGGGGTTGGTCCGTTGAGGCACAGGATACGGTCCTGGCAGCCGCCGCTCCCTCCACCGCTGCGCACTATCGCGACATCCTCAAGGAGAACCGAGCCAAGCGCCCGGCCCAAATACACGGCGAGTGGCTGACTGAGCGGGATGCCATGTTCCGCCCTACGGGACGCCGGAATCGCGACGACACGATCTATGTCGCCACCATGCTTGCGCTGGGTATCCGGGAGGCCGATCTGGCCAAGGTGCTTGCCGCTGCTGCCGATCGTGGGCTGACCATTGTGGCGCTGGACAGCGGTGTTTCGATAGCTCCTGCAGCTGGGGCGCTTGGTGTGAGTGCGGCTCTAGAGGACTGGGCCAGGGCCAAGAGGAGCGCCCAGACGCAGCCGGGTAGATTGCTTGGGGTTCAGGCTGCGGCCTCCGCCAAGCGGTCCCGCACGATGGCCAAGCTGCCGGAAGCCCGTCCGCTGTGGCGGGATGCGAGACCGGACAGGCTCACGTCAGAGCAGGTTGCTGAGAGGGTCGGGCTGTCCGTTAAGACGCTCTACAGCGAGCTTGGACGGCGTCCGGCCGTGAAGAAGAAAGCAAGCCGTAGCTTATCCAAGGCGGTGAGGGAGATTCATAGTGTCGAAATCTGAAACGACCCATCCCAGCCTTCTGTTCGAGGAAGCGTGTTTGCTGGATCGAGATATCGACGCCTGGCAGGTGCAGAGCGACAAAGAGGAACCGCTGGCGGCCTACCTCGTGCGCATTGGCTGGCGAAAGGAAAATCAGAATGGCTGATTCCGACACCACCATGCCGGGGATGACGCCGTTCCTCGCGGAGCATAAGCGACGCCCGACCGCAAAACAGGATGGCATCAAGGCGTGGCTACAAGATCAAGTTGACTTCCTTCAGACGATCCGACTGACCGATTTCGGCAACGGCGCCTTGTCTGCTTATAGGTCCACCTTAGAGGAGCTTGACCGTGAGTGAAGATCAGAAGCCGCAAAACCCAACCACCCAATCTGGACGAGTCTGACGAAACGTGGGGGCGGCTGCAAATGGCATATCGGGCACGTAAGCAGATGCTTCGTGCCCTGGCTGAGTGGACGGAGGAGATCCGTGAGTTGGAGACGCAACGATATGGCTATCCGTCCACCAGGCGAGTGGAGGTGGGACTGTGAGTGCAGATCCGAAATCGCAAAACTCCACCACGGGCCTTTCGTTGGGGGAGATTGATCGCATCATCACCGATCTGAGTGCAACGGCAGACTTCCTGGACTGGCTCTGTGATCGTGGTTACGTCGTGGCCCAACGAAGCATCCAACGCGAATGGATTCCGATCTCTGAAGAGACTGCATCAAGGCTAGCGCGAAGCTTTTTGGAAGAAAGGCTGCAAGTGACGAGGATTGCAGATCATGACTGACCAGAACTCATCGACCATCTCTGACCTGTATTCGCAGCTTACATGGCTTCAGCGGCAGCACCGCAAAACATATGAAGAGATGATCTGCATCGAGAATGAAATGGACGATATTAGGTCTCAGCTAAAAGCGGCAGGAGAGGAGGCCTTTGCCGATGAGCCATGAAGATCAGAAAACGCAAAACTTATCCACAGAACGAGGTCTGATGCATCAGCCTCCGCCCGAGCATGTCGGGTATCCGTTCCATTGGATACAATTCTGCGACGACGAGCCGCTTGTGTGGGAATGGAGCCGATTGCACAAATTCTGGGTAGGCACTCCTTGGCACTATAAGTGTGCTCCTGATAAGCCGAATGCCGGATGGACCTATCTGGCACCAGCCATTCCTCCGAAGTCAGGGAAATCACCATGACCAGTAACCCCACCACCGAGAAGCACGACCAGGACGCCAAGGTGCATGAGGATTTGGGGCGGGCCAGCGTGACGCGGAGAAAGATCCGACCACGATCCGATACGACCGAGTGGACGGTCGCGATCAGCGACGGACCGAAGTGCCCCAAGTCCCACACGGAAGGATTCGATGACTGGTGGCATGATCCTTCCGTCAGGGCGAGCGGCGGTATCATGCGCGGACGGCTGCGGTGCCACGGATGCGGCCGGTTCTTCTCCGTCACCTTCTACCATGGCGGCGAGACTCACTCGGCTATGAGGATCAGAGCATGAGCAACGATACCACGGACGGCGGACTGGCCATCAAGTGGCCGGTCGCGACCCCAGAGAACCGCGCTCAAGTGGGATGCTATTCTGCTGTCGTAGGCAATGAACACGCATGCTGGTGCGGTTATTCGATTGCGGTGGGTTTTGGCCAATGTCCTGAGTGCAGAGCAAAACAGGACCCAGACAATGTCAGACGAGTGTTGGGAAATCATCTATGAGAAACGATACCACCACACTTATCAACCACGTGGCCGCTGCGCTTGCTAGGGAAGCTGGATGGGTAACGCCGTTGATGGAGATGGAAGCGGAATTTGTGCTCGGATATCAAAGACGAGCCAAAGCCGCAATTATCGCCATGAATGACTGGGAACGCGAGCAACGATTGTTTGGAGATCGCCCCCATGACTGACAACACGACCGACTGGCGGGAAGCAATGAAGGCCCGCGAAATGGGAACGATCCTGCGGCACCTCTACATTGCCTTGGGCGCGGCGACTATGATCAATGACGAGGAAGTCATCGGTCAGTTAAGGCCGATCATATTCCGCTACCGCGAGAAGACGGCGAATGACCTTGCGGGGACGCCCTATGCAGAATGATGCAAATCAGAAGCCGCAGAACCATACGACCCAACACTGGACCAGCCGTTATTACGCAACGGTTCTGTCTTTAGTGCTGTCCTGGGGCTTCGTGTGGGGCATTGTCATTGGGGCACATCTCGAAAAGATTACGGAATTTCTGAATGACCGATAAACCAACCACCGCTTTCGAGTGTATCAACTGCGGTAACAAGATCGCTCAATTGCCGTGCCATGTATGCGGCGGGATATGGTGTCGGGCGACGGCGACGATAGAGACGCCCGCGAAACTAACCACCGTCGGATGGCGCCTGCTGGTATTCGATCAAGCCACGGAGGGGCTGGTGACAGAGGTCATGTTGACCCATGACCAAGCGGTGAAACTCCGTCCATATCTGGGTATCGTAGATACAGATGACCATTTTGGGTCATACCCGGTCGCGGGTTTGTCGTGGTTCGCAGAGGAGCATGTGGAAGATCATGACTGA